GCGAGGGGACGTTGAATGTTGGCTTCGTATAATTGGATGTACCGGACTCACCAGCCTTGTATCTTTCCAATATGTATTCTTTGTATAGACTACCATCTATTTGCTCCAATAATTTACCGACACTTGTGCCGATGCCACAGTTTTTACAGGAATAGAAAAGGTTATTGCCTTTTTTATAGACATAACCTCTTGCTTTTAAAACATTCTTTTTTGAATCGCCACACAATGGGCAGGAGAAATTCCAAACATAATCCTGCTTACGCTTGAAATTGCGGAGACGGTGGGAAATCATACCCACATACTTTTGGTCGATAACTAAACTCATAATATACACATTGTAACACAACCATCACAAAAAAACAACTACTATCCGAAAACTTTACCTAATGATGCTAATATGTTAACATGAGATAATAACCAGGCAAGAACAACTATACCACCTGCAGCTGCCCATTTCCATTCTAAAATCTTTTTCAATTCACTATCTTCTTTCTGATTATGCTCTGCGATATCGGTACGCAAAGACTTGATTTCATCCATAATTCGGCGCTCGGTCAATTCTATCTTATCGGATAGGTTTCTGTCAACCGTTGTGATTCGTGAGTGAAGTTCTTTGATATCGGCCACCGTATCTTGTTTTTTCTTTTCCATGTCATCATAGATGTCATCAGACATTTTATTTTGGTTTTCCATCAATCTATCTATGACGGCATCCATTTTATTACAAAGTTGGGTCAGCATGGCAACCTGATTCTTTAATATGCCCACATCAACTTTGATTTCTATGCAATCTTGCTCAGCAGAAGCCATTATTTTTTCTTCTCTGGCACATTGGTACCTTCAAGTTTTTTATGAACTTTAATTTCTTTACACTTCTCAACTTCTTTACCCTTCACCATTTCTTTATGGCAAACTTTTTTCTTTTCTGCTTCAGCATAGGATGCTAACGCAAATACAGCTAACATAGAGGCAATTAAAATCTTTTTCATATATTAGTCCTTAGAGGGGAGGGAAGTCTTGGGGTGGTGGAGCAGTTTTTCCATTGACCATTGTGATGCCTGCTGGTGCTGGGGTCGGTACTGATAGTGTTGGTGCCGAAAAGCTAGGTGCTGAAGGCAGGCTTGATGGAATGGATGGCGGTGTTGCATTTGTAGCTGTTCCTGCAATTTTTTCTTGTGTTCTACCAAAAGCGGCAATACCTAATACGGCACCCATAGCAAGATGAAATAGTCCTGCACCTTGTAATGTCAATGGGTTCCATTGTGTGATTGGTTGTTTAGTGAATACTTGTGCCAAACTCCATACAACAGGAAATATAACCATGTCCATCATACAGACAACCATATACATCCAACCCATGGCAGGACGCCATTTCTTCTGCATCCAATCTTCGTCTTTTTTAACTTGTTCGGTCATTTTATTTACCTGCTTTGTTCATACGCCATTCAAGGATAGCAATACGTTTATCTAATTCTGCTCTAGCTGCAGCTGAATCAGAAGCAACTTTAGCACGGCTTAATGAAGCTTCTTCTTTCATGGCCATCATATCTTTAGTTCTTTCTAAAGTCATGGCAGCTCGTGCAAGAGCAGCTTCTTCTTTAATTCTTTCCATTTCAATAGTAGTTCCTTGTGGAGGTATTGCTTTGTTTTCAGCATTTACCACCACATTGATTTTACTTTGAAGAATAGTGAGTTCATGGTTAGCGTTACTTAATGATGACATCAAATAAACAATACAACTAAACATGATAGGAATACCAGCAAAGGTCATTTTTTCAACCAACGCACCTTTACTACCTGATGAAGTAGCTGTTTCTTCTAATTTACCAACTTTAGCATAAAGTTCATCTATATTTTGTTCTTGTGTTGACATTTTTTAATTCCTTATAATGTTATAGGCAACCATAACCAAAGGGCTTGGCTCATTAAGAGAGCACCAACAACACCAACACCAATACTTGCATTATACATTCTGTTGTTCACAGCCAAAATACTTGCAGTCAATAACACAATAGCAATCTGCAATAGACTACCAGCATATGTGTACCAAGGACTACGGGACTTAGCAACCGCACGGTCGGATTCTAACTTACGAGCTTTTGCCATTAATTCTTTTTTACCTTCGCCAGAAACCGGATCTGATTCATAGCGTTCAATCTTAGCCTTCAACTTTTCAATCTTTGCTTTATCATTACGAACAATAGCATCATCAAGTGATTGCTCTGCTAATGTTTGTTTGATAGCTTTTGCTTGAAAGAAAGCCCATGTATTATTGGCATCAATAGTATTATTCAATACTTTTGAACTGTTACCACCACCCATAAGAGTGTTGATTGCCAACAATGCAGCTAACACGCAGATTACTAGACCTGCTTTGTCTTTAATTTGTGCTTCCCGTTCTGAACGGGATAGTGGTTTGTTTTCTGTTGCCATATGTTTTAATTTATTTTTGCTATTGCTTCTAATACTACAATACCTAAAGAACCTATAATTACTAGTGTAAAAATTATTTGTGCTAATTTATTCATAACATCCTCACTTTCAGTTTATTTAAATACTGCTCCCGATTCTACTATCATTAATGTTAAACAAAGAATAAGAACGGCCACAAATATAAATGGTTGCGGTCCCTTCATATCTTATACAATTTAAAAAAATATGTTACTAATGCTGCAGCAGTCATACACCACCAAAAAACTTGAATTTGTTTTTGGCGGTCATAATCTATTAATTTGTTTTCTGCTTCTGCTTCTTTTTGTAATTTAGACTTTACTGCTTCTACTTCGGCCCAAGCATTTTTTCCATGCTTGCGTATAGTATCTTGTTTGAGTTTTTCTAACTCTCGTTGATGTGCTTTCTCTTGTTCGTATTTTTCAACAGCACGGACTTCCAACATAGTGGCTCGTCTTTCTTCTGCCAATTTGGCCTGAATTCGTGCTTTGTGTTGTTGCTGAATGGCTTTTTCCATATCAGCTTGCTGATCCATAACAACTGAACCAAGTTGTTTACCAGCTTGTTGAGCACCCTTTAAGGTTGCTGCTGCACCTTGAGCGCCAGAGAGGATTGGATCAGCCATTTATCTATACCATTTATTAACCAAATACTAAACAATAATAAAGATAAATTCAAATCAGTTGATGTATTTATGCCAAAAGAGAGTTACGCTTGAAGAATATGCATGGCATGGTCATAATGTTTAATTCTATCTTCAAGTCCAATGGTACCACCATTGATACGCTTAGTTAATGTTAAGATGTCGCCTTTGTCAGCCCATTGATTTAGATTGTTTGATTCCCAAAACCAACAGGCAGATTGAGCTGCACCTTCAAATGTTGACAAGTAATCAGGCACATCTTCAACATTCATTTCTAAACTATCAGCAAATGCTTGATAGTTACTCTTACCTGTCAGTTGAATAAGTCCACGACCACAATAACGAAAACCGTCACCTGAAGCCTCATCGCCATTTCCCATGCGACTTGCATACACACGATTAGCAATCATTTCTGGTTTACCAGCAAATGCATTGGCCAATTCATCAGTAGGAAAATACTTTGGAAATATCTTGCGTAGTGTTACTGCACGATAGTTTAAATTTTCTTTTAGTGCTACAAAACCACCACTTTCATGTGAGCATTGTGCAACAAAGGCAGCAATACGCTGAGGAGTATTAATGTCATAGTCCGGTAACAATTGTGATAGTGCGTGATGCCAATGATCCACATATGGGTTCTTTGGTAATAGTTGTTTTAATTGGTCTAAAGTTAGTTCCATGTTTTTTCCTTAATGATGCTTTATTTATCTTCCAACATAGTGTTTAGGTTGTGCTTCCAGCCTTCTTTGTTTTTCAGTTTTAGGAAACCATTCAGTCCCTAACTGTGGATATTTTTCTATTCTATCTTGTACCACAAACCACATTATAATAAAAGTAAAAACAATTATTGACACAAAAATACCAAACCACCAAATAGCAGTTTTAACTTTTTTTACAAATTTAGCGTGCTCAATTTCATGTTTGTGGTTTATTTCAATTTGTTTCTTTAATGCAACAGATTGTCTTGCATTTAATATTTGAGAAGTTTGTTGAACTTCGGTCCACAAGGCACCTAATTCTTTAGGGCTTTGATATATCATCAACTCACGCAAATCAATTTCCATTTGCTCAAGTTTTTTCTTCATCAATACTCTTTGTAGAGCACGATTACCTACTGAAGATTCACCAGTATATAATTGATAAGACCTTCTTTCTTCTGCCTCAAATACTGCTATGCATTTTGCTTGATTGTCAAAGAATGTACCAAGATGTTGACCCAATTCAAAGTAAACATCACCAGAATCTTTTTTGTTTAATTCTTTTACTCTGGCTTTTTCTTCATTTAGTTGTTTAACTGCTGCCGGTGTAGGTGTTTTACCTTTAGCTGCATATGCACCATGGAATTGCTCATCAAGGTCTTTGAGAACATCCTTAATATCACCAGCTGCACCCTTAATGTCCTTGTATAGCTTACATCCTGCCTTGATAGCAGATACAGCACCATTAGCAAGAGCAAATAATGTTATTGGATCCATTGTTGGTTAAATTTAGGTTACTGTCAAAAAACCATAAATTAACCATAACAATGAAAAACACTTTGAACTACAAATTATTTAGAATGGATTTAATGTATTACTTGTTTATAAACCGTAAATAGATTTTGTATTATTAAAGTTTGTTGTTATCTCATCAGAAATTAATGTTGTGCTGTATATTGCGGCCTGTGAAATATTACCTTTAAATGCTCTACCAGAAGTGCTAGATGGTTCAACACCAACATAAAAACTAAGTCCAGATAAAGTTGACGAGTGACTAGATGTATTTGTTGCTGTTGTTATTCCACTAGATTGACACAAGTAAGCAGTTGCAGTAGTAGAGTTAACAGTTATAGCAATCATTGACCAAGCATTATTTGGTGCAGATAAACCAGAGTTCCATCCATATGTTGCACCATTATCGTTCCAATGATACCCAACAGAATTGCTTGTATAAAAATTCATACCAGTTGCATAAGCAGTTGCACCGCCGTAACCATTTCTATTAAAAATAACACCAGTATATTGTGATTGCGTTTGTGTTGGATATACCCAAGCAATAAATGTTGCGGCCGTCAAAGCACTATTAATTACACCTGTTGATGCATATTTACCTACAGCAAAAGTAAAATATCCTGGACTTGCTGTATATGTTGGACTACCAACTAATGTTCCATTATCTGCGTTACCACTTAAATCATTCCAAGCAGTACCGGAACCAGAATAACTGGAACTATTTGTTGCATTTAAATATAATAACAAATTGGTTGTGCTAAATCCAGAAACAGGAATTGGCACTATTCCAATACCTGAACCAATTGTGATGCCTGAACCAATAATCATATTATAGGGGAATGTTACTTGCTACTTGAAGAACAGCAAGAATGTAAGCACGATACTCTTGGTCTTTTTCAAAATCAGAAGCATCATCTGCAATTTGTTGAACAATTTTTAAATCTTCACAAAGTTCTTTAAATTCAGATGGTGATAATTCACCTGCAAGATACTGGTCATGCAAATCATTTGCTTGAGCTGCAATATTTACTAATGCGGTCATCTTGGTTTGCTCCCAACAACTCGTTGAATTTCTTCAGCCGATTTGGCGATTGTGTTTAGTTTAGCCTTGCAATATGCAGGACTTGGATTTTCTCTTTTATGTAGTTCATCAACAATGGTGTATAACTGATTTGTCAGACCAATCGTGGCATCGTTGCGTGGTATATACTGTGCAAAGTTCTTTAGTTCTAATGTAGTATTATACAGGCTTTTTACACTTTCACTAGAGCAATCACCTACAATCGCCTGTGTTCTTACTTTGTTTACTAATGAGTATTCTGTGCTATCGTAACTTGCCATCCATAAGGCACAACCAGATAGTAATGTAACTGATAAGACTATTAATCTTTTCATTTTACACCCTCATAGATTTTCTTTTGGGAATTATACCACTCTTGCCAAGCTTCATACTTACTCTTTATCTGATAGTATGTACCAAAATTCTCATTGGCATTTTCTATCAAATCAGTTAAAGTTTTTTTATCTTCTGGTAGTGGTTTGAGATTACTTGCCGGTTGCAGTAGAGTTGCTGGTGCTTCTGGCCAAGGCATTTTGACTGGCGCTGTTGTAGAGCAACCAGGCAGTGTCAGACAACTTACACTCAGCGTTGATACTATCACGATTTTCTTCAATAATTTGTCGATTAGCATTTACATTATCCTTAATAGTCTTAACTTTCTCAACTACTTTCTGTTCAATTTTAACATTAGTTTCTTTTGATTGTTGTTGTGCAACTTCTATTTTAGCTTGCAATTCAGCAACTTTCTCACGCCATGCTAACTCTGTTTGTAAACCGCCTTCAAGAAATAGACCGACAACAAATAAAATATTGGAGACAATCTTAATTAAAACACCATATTGATTAACAAATGGAATTTTACTTAAAAATGCTCCTACAATAATACCAATTAAGCCCACACTAAAAATAATGTGAACAAAATAACTAACGAACCAATCAGGAATAAATGATAAAAGAAACCACATTAGTATGCAGGATCCTTTCTCTTAAAAAATGATTTGAACGGCATAGGCTTCTTACGCTTGCCAACACCTGGCTCGCCTTTTGGTCCCACACCAATGCCTGCGACTTCACCGCCACCTGCATTATTGACTGGTGTACCACCAACCATTCCAACTCCATCTTCTTTCAACTTCTTTTTCATTTAAATTCTCTTAATGTGTTCGCTACTTTGGTATCAACGGGAATATCCGAAGATAATATATCTTGACCTCTGATACCCTTAACTCTCTCAGGCATACAACTTAAAAATACCAAATAAGTTTTCAAAGCAGGATAATCCTCTTTGGCAATCTTATAGAACAGTAGTCTGGTCGCAGCTTCAACACCAAATACATTATACAATACAACTAGGTGATTTAATATCAATCGTTCTTTAACTTCATTTACCTTTCGGTATCTAAAGAAAAGTCTTTTTAGATAGTTAAATCTTTTCATGTCCTCTTTAAATTCAGACATAATGCAGTTTGGTTTATCGTAAACTTTAGCTGCGTATAACATTATATTCTCATTACTCAAATCATCGAAGGACATTATTATTCTTTTTCTAGTTCCTCATCCTTAGAGATAATTTCTTCTATACCTTCTTCATCGTCAACACAGGCATAAAAATCATAATTACCATCATCAGTCTGATAATATAAAACATACAATAGTGAATCTGTATCACCCAACAAATCTAATACCACTTCATCACCTTCCTGTTCAACCGCATAAGATGTTGGTATGTCTAAATTGAACATACGCAACACCTTACGGATTTTTAGGAAACCGATTTGTGGAGAAAGAATTATATCATTGAGCTCTTTACTTAGTTGAGCATTAACCGCTTCTTCAATAGCCACATCGTGAACTATTGAATCCATAGGCATTGCTAACTCTGTTAAAAACTCTTTGAATTTCATATTAGAATACGTTTTCGTTGTCGCCAGTCATTGAACCCATGGCAACTAAAGTTTCTGTTAAAACACGGTTTGCACGACCACCCATCGTTACGGTGAACACAGCATTACCTGTATTTGGACGCAATATTGGTGTGTTAGCATACATTCCTGGATTTACAATTGTAATTGTATTAATGTAACCAGCAGTATTTGTTGTGATTGTTGCAACAACTGGAATAATGGTAGAACGGCCGTTTGAACCGGTGTTACCAAATCCACTATTCGCAACAATAGTAATTGTGCTGTTTACACCAACTGCGCCTGCATTAGCAGTAATTGAAACAACAGGTCCCATACCAACACGGCGGGTTACCCAACCAGCGTGTGATGGATGTCCGGTTGATTCTACTGTTGATGAATTAGCTTGTTCAGCAGCAGATACGCCAAAAATACCAATTGCTTGGTTGTCGCTAAACGAACCAAGTTTTGTATTAGCGTAATATACTTCTGCGTTTGCTGTTACTTGTGGTGTTGTTCCGCCATAACCAGCCATTGCACTTGATACAGGTGCATTGTTGGCAGCGTCTAGGTTTCCCCATAAAGACATTTTTATTCTCCTAAAAAATCGGTCTGTTTGTTATTTATGTTAAGGATTACTCTTGGTAATCTGACTTGTTAATTCTGGATCAGCGATAAATTTATCACTACCAGCTTCAGTTACTTCTTTTTTCTTTTTAGCAACTTTCATTGCCTCACGAACAATCTCTAATTGGCGTGATTCAAACATATGTGCATTAGAAGCACCAGCAGCTCTTGCTTGAGCGTTTTTGGTAGACGAACCAGCGTCACGAGCCTTCACATAATCTGATTTAGGTTTATCTGCTTTACCAATTGGTATTTCTGGAACTGTAAATGGATTTGGTTTTACATTTGATTGTTCTTCCATTTTCTTTGCCATAGCTTTGCGAGCCAAATCACGAGCACGGGACATAGGTGTGTGTTTAGCACCAGACTTATCTGTTACTGTACCTGTACCTTTGACTTTTCTCCATGGTGTTTCTACTTTCCATGAACCAGACTTCTTGTCTGCTTCTGCATCTTCTTGCACATAAGGAATCAATTTAGTTTGCCCAATAGTTTTGTTTAATTTTGGTTGTCCAGTTACAGTCAATGTTGCAGCTGCTTCAGTTGGGGGACCACCATCACTATCAACAGATTCTTTATTAACAACCAATCTATCTAAAGCACGACCAACACCTGCTTGACGCTTAGGTGGCAATTGACCGTATAGGTTGTGGTGCATTCCACTTTTCTTTAGTTGGTCATGTGTAACTTTTTCAAGGTATCTACCAGCTAAATCTTGTGAAATCTCATCAACTTGTTCAACATCTTCTTTCTTCATTGCTTTGCGTTTAGTAAGTTCTTTTGCAACCATTTTTAACTTAGAAGCAAATGCAGGTGAAGGTCTTTGTTCGTCTTTATGACTGTCCCAATGTTTCTGCAACTTATCAGTAGGCATTTTGGAAACATCTTCTTTGACTTCTTTCATTTCTGAATACATATAGTCGGCCGCAGTTTGGATATAATCAGTAGCAAGAGTAATCTTGGACTGAACCCACTCAGGCATATCTGTATCTGGTTTCAACATATCTTTAATCATTTCAGCACAACGAGTTAATGTTGCTAATTGATTCAAAGCCATATCACCTTCATAGCCATATTCTTGTTCATCTTTTGCTTCATTAACTGGATGATAGTGATAACCTTGCATACGATACTTAGCCGCAGCATTTGCAGAGATACGCAAAGTTTTACCAGAAGTCTTATGTTTAACTGTAATAATTTTTTCTTGAGCAGGAACGGCACCTTCGGTCATTTCAGTATCTTCTGAAACAGACTTCCAACCACCACCCATTTCTTTGTATTTCTTTGATGCCCAACCATTGGCGTATGCAGAAGGATAAACATCAAATTTGGCTTTGGCTTGTGCCTTTGCTTGAGCCCATTTTTCAGGACTTGTTGGTACATTTTTTTCGTCTAATTTTTCCATATCTTCACTTATTTTTCCTTTTCCAAAATTGGAAACATTAATAGGTTTTCCTTGTCTTTCAGGATTTGGGTCGTGTTTGCGTTTAGAGGCAACAGCTGATGCTCTTTCTTTTTTAGAAAGTTTAGCTCTTTTCTCATTAGACATACATTTAGGTTTAGGTTCTCCTGGCTCTCTAGCACAAGGACCAATTGCTTCGCCTTTGCTATTGATTCTTTTCCAACCACCTTCTGGTGCAGTTTTACTGAACCATTTACGCAAATCTTCTTTAAGTTCTGCTTCTCTTTCAGTATTAGATTTGCGATTTGGATGGTCTGGATTCTTATAAGGAGTTTTTCTAAAACCTTCTTTATCATAGTTTCCTGATTTCTTTTTTGCAATAGCAGTTGCAGCCGCAATTGCTGCCGCAGCTGATTCTTTTACGCAAGAACCAGGCGAGTATGCTTTTTTGCCTGGTTTTGGTTTATAACCAGGCCAGCATCTACCTTCTAAGAAATCAGAAAACTTTTTCACTATTCGCCTTTGGCTCGAGCAGTAGCAGTTGCATACATTACAGACTTAGCATCTTTACCATAACGCTCTTTGAAACCAGAAATACCTTTCTTCATTGATTTAACAATTTCTTCTTTCTTCTTCATTTCTGGTTCTGATAATGAGCGCTCATCCAAATCAATCTCAGAAATTTTAACACCATTAACATCATTGTAATCAATGAACTCAACAGTTGTATGTGTTTCTTCATTCTGAACTGCTTGAACGGCAGGCTTAGATACTTCAGGCTGTTTCTTTGTACCAGCAGCACGTTGTTTAGCATCAGCTAATTGAGCATCAAATTCAGCACTAGTTGGTTCTTCAGAAATATGTTCAACTTCTTCGTGAACACCTACGCCAGCAGAGTGCCTAATTTGTTTAACAGCATCGTGGTGACTATGAAAGTCATCAATCTGACCATAATCATCATCACCTTGAGGACTATGATATGCAGTATGTGTTCCAGATGGTTTGTGATGGACTACATAACCAATTTTTTTGTTGTTATGGTAAACACCATGTTCAGCTTCAGTTTTATCATTATATTCTTTTTTAACTTCAATGCCTTCATCAAGAACTTCAACATCTTCTGCCATTTTTTTCTTTTTAGCCCACGCTTCAAACAAACCTTTGATACCGCCTTCTTTGTAAAGGTCTAAATCTTCAGAAAATCTTTTTGCAAAATAATCTTGTGTGTCTTTTCTCAAATAATTTTTTGAAGTACCGTGATATCCTTTTTTATACATTGAAGAATCTTTTTCAATATTTTTCAAATCTTTTTCTTTTGGACCAGACATTGTATCAACTGCGTGTCTTTCATCTTTAGTGCCGCCGTATGCGCCAGGTCTTGCACGATGAACAAACTTACCATCTTTAGATTCATACTCTAAAATGGTTGCAGCTGCAGCATCAACATCTTCTTTTTTAACCGATTGCATAATTTGTTTAACAAACGCTTTTCTTGGATTGTGAACAGGATCATTGAGTCCATACTTGTCATCAGCAGTTTTGGTTGCTCTAGCAACACCTCTTACTCCATGCTTATTTGCAATGTGATCCATGGTTTTTGTTGCTTTAGCAATACTAGATTTTTCATTTGGACCATCATCACCCATTCTTTTTACATAAGCAGAAGTTGCAGTTTTTAATGATACTTCATCCAATTCTTCAACTTCTTCTTTTGTTAATTTTTTAACAGCTTTACCAATACCAGAAAGACGCTTTTGTTTTGTTGCTTCATCTTCATTTGAGTATTTTTCTGCTGCAGCTTTTACACGAGGATTTTTTGCTCTTAAGCTTGTGTTTGCCATACCAACTGAACCAGCAGCATTCTTTGCAGCACTATCACTTGCTTTATTCACATAAGAACCAAGTGTTGTTTTTGACAATTCATCAAGTTGCTCAAATTCTTCTGATACCATAAATTCTTCAATTTCTTCCAATGAAAAATCTTCTAAATTTTCTTTTACTTTTTTCTTGTTACGAAGCATTTCAAAGTCTTTTGCAGTCAGCTCATCTTTCTCTGGCTCATGCACATCCAATTTCTGTTGATTTGGATGCAAGGCTTTTTCGCCCATCATGATGCGAGCAGCAATATCAGCTACATCTCTTAGTTTTTTATTTTCAAATTCCATGGTTAGTTTCCTTTTGAATTAACAATTCCATTTTCTTAGTGCTTTATTAATTCTGCTATCTGGATCCCTTGCGGTTTTAGCAGATGTAAGTTTTGCTTTCATTCCGGACATTCTGGAACAAAATGATTTTCTACGATTTGCAGATTTAGAACCTGGCTTCAACTTAGATGGTTTAGTTGTAACTGCCATTGAAAGTTTAGAACCTGGATTCTCTCTGCGATATGATTCAATACCTTTACGGTTTAAACCACCGGCTTCGCTTTTGCCTTCTTTGCGAGTCCATGCTGGGGACTCTGCCATGAATTCTTTTAGTCTTTTCATAGTGCGTAATTTCTTTTTCTGAACGATAAAAGGTCTATGCCTTTCTTCTTTAATTCATCTTCTTTTTGGTCACCGATAGAAGCGGTAGTTTCGTCACCTTGCATTTCAGTAACAGAAATCTTCCGCTTCTTAATCTTCTCGCCCATATCACGACCAATGGATTCTCCGCCAGCTGCCATAGACATACCAGGTTCAATACCCTTATCAATCGACTCTTTTACTTTACTTTCTTTCTTGGTGCGGATTTGGTTGAGGGTGATTTTGGTTTTGACGGGACTGTTTTCGAGGTCACTACCGGTTTGGTATTGGTAGTCGGCTTCGGAGATACTACTGGTTCCGGTGCTACTACTGGTGTTGGTTCTTCCGCTTTCTTGAAAAAACTTTTGATTAACTTTAACATCTTCATTCTCCTTGATTTTAATTACATACCCCTTGCCTTGCTTATAGACTACACCACCATTTATGTGGGCTTCTTTAGCAGCAGAACGGCGAAGCATAAATGTTCTTACTTTGCCGTGTGTATCCTTCAATAAACTCTTATGATTTATTTCATGTGATTCTTTATTTAAATGTTTCTCTAAACGGTCAATAGAGCCAGACATATTTTCTTTACCTTGTTTTTCAGCTTCTTTGCGTTTAGCCTCAATCTCATTGTGTTTCTTTTCTCTCTCAGCTGCAGCAGCACGGAACTTATCAAGTGCTGATTCTAACAAAGGATTAGCAAATTCGTTTTCAAATTCTTCGTTGACTTTCTTAGCAACTGGTTTTGTTTGCAATGGAGTTACCTTTGGTTCATCAGGTTTAACTTGTTGTAATTTATCATGGACAGAACGGAATGTAACTTTACCATCTTTACCATAACGACCAAAACCATAATATTGTAATCCCATCTTACGAGCTTCATCAGCTGCACCACTATTAGGATGTGGCATAGAATCAACTTTGGTGTTGACAGGCAATTTATCACTCTTTTCTAATTCTTGGCCAATCCATTCTTTTGCTTGTGGTGCTTTAGGTGGAGTTTTAATAAACTTCTGAACACCTTTATAGATATTCAACATTTCTTCTTTCTTAGCTTGCACAATTTCTGGTTTGGCACTTCTTAAATCTTCAGAGTTATCAAACTCAACATACTTGTCACCAAATAGTTTTGCTAAGTCTGCTCTTGAATCTTGTACCGATTGCCATTTCTGTTTACGGATGGTTTCAGGTACACTTCTACCACCTCTTTGACCTCTTTCAACATTTCGTGAAGCAGATACTTCATCACGAGTATTAACCATAATCATGGCAGTATCGTAACCAAGTTCTTCTAAACGACTTTTAATTTTTTTAATCTTTTCAGCATCATCACCAGTACCGTTGATGATAACACCATTACGACCATGTAGTGCCAATCTTTGGCGTAACTCGGTCATGTTCTTGGCCTTACCACGCTCAACATCTCTTGCAACTTTTTCAGAAGCAGGCATGGTCTTATTAAGGCCTTTTTTGTCCATCAAAAACTCTAATGCTTTATCAGAGTTAATCTCGGTCATGCCGTGGCCAGCAAGTGTGTTATCTAAAACATAATCTTTACCAGAACCAGGACCACCTGCTAAGAATACTGCCTTAAAAATGCCTTTGTCATGCACACCTTCAGTTAACAATTCTTCAAAGAGTTCATCTACACTTTCTTTAAGTCCCATACCTTTACGAACATCGTGCATTAATTCTTTTGCATGGTGTTCAGGTACATGGCCAGGAATACCTTTCTTAAATTCTTTAAAGTTACTTGTTGAAGCATGACCTCTCATTTTGGAGGCTGACATTCCTTCTGTGCCTTCAGCATCAGGATCTCTTTCACCAGAAGAATGAACAGTAATCTTTTTAAAATTGAATAATGCACCTTCGTGTTTTCCATTATACTGAGCCAACTTTTTCTTATATTCGTCTGTGCGGTCAGAACCAGCAACCATGTGCAAATGCGTTACACCTTGTTTGTGTAATTTAGCAGCATGATGTAGGAAAGTTGGATGTTCCGAATCTGAAGTGGACAGATTGGTGTTTGGGAAGAAACGCTTTGCGTGTTTCAGTTTGTCTTTAGCGGAGAGAGGATTCTTTTTAGCATCCTGAGAATGAGATAATACCACATGATGTGAAGCTTTGTGTTCAGCAGCAACCTCTTTGACCTTATCGACCAATTTGGCATGACCAGTCGTTGGAGGGTTCATCCTTCCAAAGGCCATGACGGCGTGCTTCTCTGTTGCTTCTAGTATAAAATCTCTAAATTTCATCTCCGCCTCTACAGCGTTATAATTATTAAACTTACAGTCTATTTATATAAATTTAGGTTCTATATGTATCAGCAGATGTCTTGGAACTAGACCTTTTCTTAATAAGTTCAAGTATATCGGGATTGTTTGCTTGTTCTCCATAGGGGGCAAACATGGCTCTATCGTGTTTCTCTGCTTCTTGACGAGCTTCTGAAACATAGTAGATATTCAATGACTTGCGATAGACGCCATCAGGACATTGGAGTTCTGTTGGCAGACCATGCCATGAATTGTCTGCGGTATCAAATAGAACCGCACTATTAAATTTATTGAATACTTTGGTTACACACTCTTTTGGAAGATTCTTTTCTTCATTATGTGACCAGAATTCTAAACCACCATTCCATTCTTCTTGCCATTCTGGTGTCATGTAGATGATGATATTGATTCGTCTTTCTTTACCTAGTTTTGGATGAATTGAATAGTCTTTATGCATATTCAATTTACCACCACGAGCAGTCATATGCCAACCGCCACCATGTAGTCCATAATCAGCTTCTAAATTATTAATACCAGTAATTTTACGGACTTTGTCCACAAACTCTGGTGTATTCATCAACGAAAAGGCCTTGTATGTTTCTTTAGGAAACAAATCCCAATTAGGAGTCAATTTCTTGTTCTCAATTGGACTCTTATATACAGACCAAATGATTGGGTCATTAAAATCAGGAAATTCAGAAGATAATTTCAATGCTGTTTCATCATCAAAGAAATTGTCAATCACCACATGGCGAAACGGTTTGCCATCATTATACTCTTTATTCAGTTTTTCGTAATCAAATTCATTAATCATGGGTATCTTTTAACTGTAATATCACGGTTCAATATGTTATGAATAGAAAACAATCTTTCTATTACAAATGAAAAATATGGAAGAAAATGGCCATTATATGTTTGACCTTCTTTGTATATGTAGTTGCTTAGAGCTACATCTTCTTCACAAGTTCTTAGACATAGGTCAAGAAAAGACAGGTAATTTTTCCAAAATTTACTATTACCAATGAAATAATTACAACTTCCAAAATCTTCTGGTAGATATTTAAATTGCTCAACTGGTGTATCAATACCAATTTTTGGAAATAATCTGTTCGCAAAGTTAATCATGCCTGGATGCCATCTATCACCTTGCACCCATAAATTTGGATATTCATCAGCTAAATGTTTGAATGGGTCGAAATGATATACATCGTAGCCAGGATTTTCTTGTATCCAATCTCTGAACTGATATGGCGGCAATCCTGTTTTATGTAACCATCTCCAAGATAATAAACCCCAATGAGCATCAGAATCTTTATGTTTCTCTAAGAGTTTTCGCCACATAGGCAACTCACGCATTTCAGGAGCATCGTTTGCGGTATTATCGTAAGGTATGAATACGGGGTCTAAGTTAGGTAACTGTACCGAATCATAGTATGCTTGATAGATTTTAAGATTCATCGAACCATATCTTCAATGATAGCCTTCAAATCGTATTTTGGCTCGTACCCAAGCGATTTAAGTTTGTCGCTGAGCATCCACATACTACGAACTTGTACCGTGCGATGGAACTGCGGAATTTCAATTGGATTTAATTTGCCTTCACCGCCAATTAACTCTTTGGCATACTCAATCATATCTTTAAACAACATAGGTTTGCCATTGCCCACATTATAGATGGTATTAACTTCGCCTTTTTCCACGATGGTCTTAATTGCCGTAGCAACATCGTTAACATGGATGTAGTCACGGAATAGATTCCCACCATCATACACATTCACATCACGGCCTGCCTTCAATTCATTAATCATATGTTGAAGTGCGTTCTTTTGTGGTGAGGCTTTCTTATCACCACTACCTGCCACATTGGCAAGACGGAGAATACGATATTTGATGCCAAAGGTTTCACAATAAGAAATTAGTAGTTGCTCGGCACAGCGTTTAGTGATTGAATAAAATCCATTTGGATAACAATTTGATTCTTCCGTTGCAGGCATTTCAGTTTCACCATAAACAAACCATGAACTAATAAAATTGAATGTCAAATTTCTATCTTTACATTGTCTTAACACCTGCATAAGAGTTGTTAAATTGGTGTCAATGTCAATAAGAGGGTCTGTTTTAACATTGTAGTTACTAACAGTTGAAATCAAATAAATGATATCACAACCTTCTACTGTATAATCACGGCGTGGAGTTACAATACAGTTTTCAATTTGTTTAACCAATTCAGAACCAACAAAACCTGAACCACCAAATATTTGAAATTTAGATGGACTTGGCATCTTTAATCACCTTTTCAATATATTTAAACACAGCATCATTCCAAAATGGAGGGCAGCCCAAGATAAAGACATGAGATAGTGCTTTGTTTGCTAATGGATATTTACTAGAATCATCTAAGTGATTGTAACCTGGATGTAACAAGATGTTACCAGCAAAATAGTTTCGTGTCTGAATTTTATTGGCTTCAAAGTGTGCAACCAACTTCTCTTTAATCTCTTGTGTTTCACAGATAATTGGAACACCGAACCAAGATGGGTCTGATTGCTCTAGTTTATCAGCAACACGGACATTTAGATTGTCCGTCAATAATTTAGCCAATCTTAGTTTATGTTCTCTGCGTTTCTGGTCAATGTAATCAACCTTTTCTAACTGAGCAATACCAATTGCACCTTGCATATCAAGTGGTTTCAAATTGTAACCCATGTTTGCAAAGATATATTTGTGGTCAATAATGCCATCATAGCCTGGCAACCATCTGTCGAATCGGTTACCGCAAGTGCCACATGGAAGTTGATTGTTAGAACCAATGCAGTAACAATCACGACCCCACCAACTGAATGACCTAACAGTATCAATCAACAAGCTATCATTAGATGATACCATGCCACCTTCGCCTGTTGAGATGTGGTGTGCGGGATAGAATGAAGTTGACCAGCAGTAATACAAATCTGTCAACAGTTTACCATTCCATTTTGTACCTAGTGAATCACAATTATCACCAATCAATACTAAATTGTTTCTGTAACAGATATCATGGATTATATCCATGTCAGGCGGATTGGCCATCACAGGAGATACAATAATTGCTTTAGTCTTTGAAGTAATCTTCGCTTCAATCTTATTAACATCAAAATTTAATGTATCAAACTCAATATCAACAAATACTGGTTTAAGATTGTTCTGAACCAATGGTGCAATTGTGGTTGGAAAACCAACAGGTGATACGATGACTTCATCGCCATCTTCCCATTTCAAATGTTTCTTAACACCTGCAATCATCACCAAGTTGGCAGATGAACCAGAATTGACCATGTGTGAGGCTTTGACATTGTATTTCTTGGAGAATTTAATCTGAAACTTCTCAACATTCTCACCTGCTGAAACCCATTTGCCTGTAAGGAATGCTTTAAGAGAAAGTTCCATCTCTCTTTCGTCCCACAATTGGCCAGAATACATTACATAATCTTCGCCAGGTTTGAAGTTGTCGTAATTCTGTAAATATTTTGGTCTAGCAAGTTTAGCTAGTTCTTGTATTTTTTCGTCAATCATTAATATCTTTCTGTCTGGCCATTTCCTGCCAAAACTCCTTCACAATATAAATTTTCAAATTCAACAGTTAAATTTTTGTCTGTGTTACCAAAATGTGCGTGTTCTGTATCTACACCAAATTCATTAACTGTTCGGTATATTTCTGGTAGAATATGCAAATAGTTATCAATCAATGATACACAGAATGAATACATCCTAGTTATGTATAGATGGTTACAATCAGATTCCACTTGTTTATATGGTGGCAACCAAGATGGTATTCTTTTCTTAAACACATACTTACCATATAGATTATCATATACCTTAGGGTCATAACCCTCAAGCATATTGGTTCTAGCAGATAGCTTAAACACTCTACGAACACCAGCCATCATCTTCTGTAATTCAGGATGTTGTTTAATAATACCTAGTGTCTTAAACAATAAAGTAACTTCTGCTTGTGATTTGAGGCCTGCATTTGCAAGCGTCATTAAATCTTCATCACCAAAGAAACTGATACTTCTATCACAATATTGACTTACTGTAACCATTGTTGCTTCATCAACCATTTTGGACGAAGCATCTACCCATAGGATAATGGCATCAGGTGCGGCCTTGCGTAATGATTGCAGGCCTTCTATTGTTTGTTTTAATCTCGTTTCATCATCAATAACACCAATGCTCGTTCTCAAAGCAGATGTTACAATGAATAAGTCGGTACTTGGTATAATCATTTATGCCACTCTGTATCAGGAAACATTTTAATAGTCTTGTATTCAATATTGAATTGGCTATTATACACGAAATCAATTACTTTCACAAGTTCCATTGGTGATATTGCCTTACTCACATCACCACACGGGTAAGGTATATCTCTACTCCATAATGGCGTATCAATACCGCCTGGATGGATACTTGTTACTTTAATGCCTCTTGGCCGTAACTCTTGACCAAGAACACCAGCAAATCCTGTAAGACCATGTTTAGAGGAACAATATGCTGATTGATTTTCTAGTTCTTCAAGGCCTGCCACCGAATTAATAAAGAATATACGACTACCTTTTTCCATATTCTGTAATGCAAACTTAGTTACATACATGGCACCTTTAAGATTAATATCAATCATATCATCAATCTCATCAATACTGGTTTGTGAAAATGGTTTCATCTTAAACACAGCTGCATTATTAACTAGAATATCAATGTTCTTATTACCAATCTGTTCAAACACTTCATTCAAGTGGTATGGATTGCCAACATCAACTTGAAAGTGTTTGTAGTTTGCATAATCAAATAAAGATTCACCACGAGCAAGACCAATTACATTCCAACCTTTCTCAATGTAATCATATGCGATTGTTGCACCAACACCACTTGTGGTGCCAGTAATCAAAATGGTCTTATTCATATTTAACTTCTTCAAATATATCTGAAGCTTTCTTTATCTCATCATCAGTTACATCATTTAATATTTTATAGTTACCAATGCCAACAGGAACAGGTAAGTATTGATTACCATTTCTATGTTTCATTGTATCAGATAATGACTTTTTAAGCAAATCAAAATTACAGAAATCTTTATGGAATACAGGCAATTTTAAACTGTGTGCTGTCTTAAATATTCTTTGTAGTGTTTCAGTATCAATATAACCACGGACATTAGCCAAGCAAGAACTCAACAGGCAATCTAATACAACCGCCTCACCATGTTGTAATGTAGCAACATTCTGCATTTCAATAATAGGACTAAACGAATGGCCAAAGTCAACACATCGGTCTAGTTTTCTTTCCCATAGGTTTGGTGCCAATTCTTCAATCATACCTGTAATGGCAGAATTGATTACACGAACTGGTACCGCACCAAATTGAAACTTTTCGGTGATTAATTGTTCTGCACTTGTTTCTAACAACTCAAACAATTCTTTATCTTTGATTACTGCAAGTTTAAATATCTCTGCAATACCATTAACAATGTTTCTTTCATCTTGTGTAGCAATAAACTTCTTGTCTAGTAATGTGGCAATTGGTGGATAATATGCACCGATACGATTTCTACGACCAAAGTGGTTAGCTGCAACTTTAACACCAACTGAAGCATCTACAATAGCCAACAATGTAGTTGGCACTTTAATGTAAGGAATGCCTCTGCGATAAATTGAACAACAGAAACCAACCAAGTCTAGTAGAACACCACCACCAATAACAATGATTGCTTCTCTACGCAAAACACCAACTTCTTCAAAGAACCTTAAAATTTGGTCTGTGTGTGGCCAATCTTTCTTTTCTTCTGTGGCATCTATGATAAACAACTTCAATTCTATTTGAAATGTTTTAAAGTAATCTTCTAATTGTTGACCATATAGTTTATATACAGTCTGGTCTATAACAACCACTCTACGATTGGACTCACTAAAACTCAACAGGTCGTGATTACTCCAATTGAATACATCACTAGAATACTTTAGTGTAAACTCAATTGGTAGTTCTGCCTTGACAGACCATGTGCGTTTATAATTGTCGAATTTAGTTAATACATTTTCCATTATTTGAAAGCTCTACTTAATAGGTGGCAAGCATGAACATAGAAGAACATCGCCTTCTCCATCTCACCAGCTGCACACTTGAATGGTAACATACGAATGAATTGTGTTGCCTCTAATACATCAACAGTTTTTCTATCCGCTGGGTCAATTCTATCTTCAAATCGTTTATTGAATACGATAAAATTATTTGGTATCTCACCATGATATCCAACAGATGGGCCATCTACTGTTACTTCATTATCATTTATGTGACCATAATAACTTCTTGAACATTGTAACACTTGTGAATAATCTAAGAGGCGAGAATCAATACAACTTTCTTCATATGGGTCAATAAAAACTACTCTATCATCATCAAAAGAATACATCATATTCTCAAGCGTTGGATTACCATGAATGGTTTCTTCTGTGGTGAAATTAAGTTCATCAAAGAAGTTTTTTAGTTCTGGTAAAAAGTTTTGAATGCCATGTGTGATACGACCATTGTATTCAAAAGAATCCAATAAACCAGATTCATAGAAATTGTAAAACTTCTGATATTTAAAGGCATCGGATAGTTTCTGTATAACTTCTTCTTTGAAATACAATGCACCTGCACCATTAACTGGCAAATACATTTTACGATGGTGATTATCAAAAGACCGCCAGACAGCCTCATTAATCTGTTCAATTTGTGGAACAGTTAAAGTATCTTCTGAAAGGATAGTTTTAATATCTCTATAACCTTTGAGATATTCAATATCAAAGTATGCACCATTATCTGTGGTGCCAACTTTTAAAACTTTAGGGTATAAACCTGTTCCAGCAAATCGTTGTAGTTTCTTTAACTGAGAATACCAACGAACATAACCATACTCTCGGTTATCTTTTGTGCTAATAGCTTTACGAATGAATTTGTTATTACCATCTTCATACAAAGATGTGCTACTTAAAGAACCACCTTTTAACTTAGTAATCTTCATCTTAACTTTAAACTCTTTTTAGCCAATTCAAGTCCATATTCTTGTGGACTACCAAGAACTATTGTTTCATATTCATTGTTCAATTCATTTAGACCAACAAACTTATTATTCTTTATCATGTAATCTAACACATTAGCAATATACATTTCTTTACCAGTAAAGCCTTGTGATAGTGCCTCATACATTTGTTGATACAATTCAGCACTATAAAAACCATACAAACCAGAACTTGCGAATGGTGAGATAGCAGACTTTTCAACAATCTCAGTCACAATACCATCTTTTGACCTAACATAAGAGTATTTTGGATTGTTGGCAACAAACACATCAACATAACCATCAGACATTACAGATTCAATATCTTTGAAATTTCTACCAACCAATAGTGTATCAGCATTATGAACAAAGAATGGTTGAAATCTGTCTTTCAATAATGAAGCACCAATGTATGCGGTGTGTGCTTGACCACTTGTATCACCAATGTAATGAATGTTATCTTTAGTGAGACCAAGTGGTTCAATAGTCTTTACCAAATCAGGCATAAAATAAGCATCACGCTTATTAGCCAACAACAAGACCTCATCAAACTTACCTAATTGTTTAAGAATTTCATGGATGATTGTTTCTTCACCCCAAGGTAATAGATACTTTGGTATATCAAAACCCACATCATGGAATCTGGTGTTCAAACCAGCCATACAAACTATTAACGCAGCCATTGCTCAAAGTCCTCACGAATTAAACTGTGCCATGTGCCATTGTAAGCACCAGGTGGAAATGGATGATTGATGTTACAATACACCAAGTTTTCACCAACAAGGCCTTTTTCTTTCCAATTAGCACTCATCATATCTTCACACATCATCTGTATGCCACTATCATAGAATCTATCTAAGTGTGTGTATGTGTCAGCATACTTGTCCATGTTTTCTGAAGATGAAAAGGCAAACTGGTCATTACCAAAATCACGATTAGGAACTTGCCTGCAATTTGGAATATACAGTTTACTATTATCTAGTTCTGCAAATGGAATCTTAACATTGATTGCAAAGTCATAACGACTACGAATGACCCAATCAAATTTCATATTTTCATTCTGTTCATACACCGATTTAAGTGTGTTTGCTACTTTAAGAGCATACAACTGATTCCAAGTGGAACGAGCTGGGTCTTTTACTTTCCAGTTTGGTTGCGGTGGCGGAACATTGGTGTATTTTGATAGGTCGGTGTTTAATGATTTCTCCATAAACACAACTTCTGGCTTATAAAGGTTTAAATCTTCTGCACCATCTGCTTCCCAAACTTGGCAAAAAACGGTAACATCGTTACCGTCCAAAATGTTCTTCTTAACAAACTCGTAGCCTTGTTTTACACTACGAGGTTGTCCTGATAAACAGAGTGCTATTTTCATTTTAGCCACTTATCATTTTCTAATGACCATTGAACCATACCTTTGATTCGTTCACGCAACGAAATCTTTGGTTTCCATCCTAGAGATGCCATATAATCACCAGAAAGAGCGTAACGTAAATCGTGGCCAGGTCTGGATGAATGAAAGTCAACCATTTCATATTTGAGTTCCTTATTTTGTGCTTCTGCAATTAGTTTAGCCAACTCTAAGTTATCTACTTCATCGGGACCAACAATGTTAAACTTAGGAATCTTCGCACCACCAAAATCAGGAATGCGAGCATAATCTTCAGGCAGATTAAGAATAAACATCAAACCATCTGCAACATCTTTAGCATGAACATAGTGGCGTGAACCTGCCTTTGTTTTGTTTCTGTCTGAATGGATAGTAAGTGTTAAACCATCACGAGCATACCGAATGGCCTTAGGAATAAACTTTTCAGGATGTTGGCGTTCACCAAACACATTCATTGTATGAGTAACGATGATTGGCATATTGTATGTGTTTTCAAATGCAACACACATTTCTTCACCTGCCGCCTTAGATGCTGAATATGGATTCGTAGCATTGTAGCGGTCTCTTTCTTTGTAGTCAACACCTTCAGGTGCGGGACCAAATACTTCATCTGTTGAGAAGTAAACAAACTTTTCTAAGTTCTTTAGTGTGCGAGCAAACTGTAACAGATTAACTGTACCAATTACATTGTCTTGCACAAACTCCATAGGGAATTCGATTGAGCGGTCAACATGAGAACCAGCTGCAAGGTGCAATACTAACTGACAATCACCAATTAGACCAGCAGTCTGTGGGTTTACTTCAGCTCGTAAATCATGGAATACAATCTCAACTCGCTTCTTCTGCTCAGGTGAATACTTCTTCATAATATCTTCAAGGCGATTTAGATTGCCTGAAAAGTCAAGTCGGTCAAGCGATACGATTGTCCAATCTGTATTATCAAGGATTGTTTCAATCAGGTGGTGGGCGATAAAACCTGCACCGCCTGTAATTAATACTCTTTTAGTCATTATATTTTTCCTCTATAACCTTTTTCCATTCTGGTACTCTATCATATTGATGAACAATTGTAAAGGCTTTTCCTGCTGAAGTTGCAACTTCGCCGTCAACCATAATCGGTGAGGGTTCAAGCAAAAAAGGTTTAAACTGTTCAAGTTTACTTGGATCGGCAGTAGTGCCTAGTTGGCAAGCCCAACCTTCTTCAGAGGTCATATATCTTGCAACAGATTTATATGGCTCTTGTGAAATCATAAAGTTAAATGTGGACTGGTCTACGATTGGGATAGGTCGATTAACAGACATAACGAATATCATCGCACATAAATCTCTCATCGCATCGCCACGACCTGCCAAAACGCCTACATTGTAGATGATATTGTCTTTGAATCTTTCATGGAAAAAGGGACCAAATGTTTCCATTAAGTTCTGATTGCCCCATGGCTCATCTTTATACTTCATAGATTCGGAAGCAAACATCAACTTAGCACCTGGCAATTCCATGCCAAGAAACTTAGTAGGGTCTTTTTGGAATACTACATCTTTAACATCGGTTGTAATAACAAACCGATAGTTGTCGTGTGATTGTAGGTAATTGTAGATGTGAACAAAGCGTTCTACATGGACAGGCAACGATGATTGATATTCATATCGCTGTGCTTGTTCGTTCGGTTTTCCAGGCAAAATAACCTGAAAACCAGCTTGAGATAATTTTTCAATGGTTTCATAATCAATGTTAAAGGCGACCATAACTTTCTCGCCTTGAAAACCTGATTTATTGATGGAGTTAACCCAATACTTCAGTTTACTCCAATCATAATTTGTGGTACATCCAATCACTAAATCTTTCATAATATTTCCAATCAGTTAATATATTACTTATGTCGCTTAAAGTCCTTAAACTTGGTAATGTTTTGACCTGGCGTATCATTCTTGTAAGTATTTGCCAAACCATCGGTACCCCATTGGCCTGCACCTGCTTTAGACAGAATATCAGGCTTAACTTCTTCACGCACACTCTTATGTAGTTTCACGCCAGTTACATCTTGGACTAACTTCCATGCTTCTTTATGTTTCTTATTCTTAATATGTGATTGTAACATACTTTTGTCTTTAGGAGAAGCCTTTGAATGAAACTTTACCAGTTCCATCATACCAATGTTGCCTGCATATGAGGCTTCATCTAATTGTTCTAAAAGGTTTCTAACCCAAATCATTCTTTGGACTGACATTTTATCCTCTTGTAAGATTTAAAATCTTTTGAATCTGTGCTTCGAGAATAGGTTTACGATTAGGCCATTTGATGATTGGTTGGTCGGCTGTCTTTAATAGTTTGGTTAAAAACGGCAATACTAACTTCTCAACTTCTTCCAATCTTGCTCTGTATTCTTCTACTGTATCATCTTTTTCTGCAATAACAGCATTATATTCTTCTTCATCAGTAGCGGTGAATCCAAAATCATCATCACCATACTCTTTCATAATTGCGGTTAGGTCATATTTAATTTCGGCCATTATTTGTCCCAATTCTTTTGTGCGTTAAAGTTATCATGTGCGAATACAAATCGGTCAATCAATTTCATGGCATTACCTTTCAATCTATCTACTGCCACAAATCCCTCTGGTGCAGTAATACGGAAACCATCTTCAGTTTTAATGAATGTTCCAGTAAGTTGTTTTAGATTTTGTAGTTTACCAACAATCATTAATTTGGCATCAACAATTAGATTCTGTAAATCAAATATCTTTTTCAATTCATTGGCATTACTACGATAGAACCGCATAATTTCATTCTTCTTTGCAATTCTTTCTTTTTTAGTCTTTTCTAATTTAGCTTCAAGAACTTCTTTGTTTAATTTGGCTTCAATAGTTCTAATCAATTCATTTGTATGTTGTAATGTATTCTTAATCTTTTCACCAGAACGGACTTTACTGTTATAGAAGGTTTTAATCTGTGTGAGAATGGTGTCATTGGCAGAAATACGATTCAATGCCATTGGATTAATCTGTTGAAACAATGAACCTGCTTGAGATAGAATACCAGTAAGTTCTTTGGTTTCTGCTTCTGTAAATGTGGCAGTACCAGAAGCATCAACAAATGAAGCATCACGGAACCAAACATCTTTGGTTGTAGATAACTTACCAATATCAATGTTGAATGAAGCCTTCATATCAGATATGGTTTTACCTGTATATGATGTATGAAACACAATACCCATCTGTGCAGCTGTCATTGATTTAGCTAACTTTGAATCAGCAGGAACGGCATACACAATAGTATTTGGTTGAAAAGTAATATAATCTTCACCATCAATTGTTTGGTCTTTTATATCACCTTTTGCAAACATCATATCGCCTTGCAACACACCTTTGATACCAAGTTTTGGTAAATAGCGTAATGCAACTTTTAATTTGGCATTAAGACCTTCGCCAGGATGATTCTTGTCAATGTCAGCATCTGTGTAGTTTAACTTAGGTGTTGCATTGAATACACCTTTAGTACCAACAAAGAATTTACCATTCTCTGGATTAATACCAGCAAACACCGCAGGTGCACCGTCCCATTTTGTTGTTACATTAACATGAGATTGTGAATGACCAGCGAGCATATCTCTGAGTGAACGGAGAAAATTAATTGATTCACGAGCCCCCGCTACACCACGATTCAACATCTCATCTTCGATATGTTCTAGGTGAAGGTTCTTGCCTTCTTTACTTTCTGTTAAATATTGTGTGAAGTTCATTTTAGTGTTTAAATTTGTAATCACACATTATGTGTGTAGGGTATGTTACACCAGCAGCTTTACTTCTGATATTAAAATTTAATTCATACATTTTTGTTTCTAATTTTATATCAATTCTTTTTGCTGAACCGCCAACTGGATAATAAATTGTTAAATCTGAGCTAGTAATTGTTGAAGCTTCAGTTAAAAACTTTTCGGTCATAACAAACAAATGAACATTTTTCCTATCGTCTAAATGGCACAAATAATAATTGTGGCCAATAATAGTTTTTAAAAATCCTTGCAATTCTGTTTTTCTTTTACCTGAAATAGAAACAGTTTCAGTATGTTTAGGAGCGGCCGTTTTCTTAATGACACCAGATTTTTCTTTATATTTAACAAAAACATCTCTAAATCTTTTAGGATCTAAACCAAATAAATCTAAAATTGCTAATCCTGATTCTGTTGAAAAATTGCCACTTTTAAATTCTGAAGCTGGAAAAGCACCTTCTGGTGGAAAAGTTCCACTACCTAAACCAGAATTAAAAAAAGTAACTGTTGTTCCAAATTTTGCAGACAAGTCTAAAGTTTCTGCAACATTTCCTCGTTTAATTTTAACTTTCACATCAGCTAAACCTGCACCAATGTCAGTCGTTCTTGCACCACCTTTCATTGAACAATAAATTCCTTTAGCATCAAACTTCAAAGGTCTTGGTGTGTTTTCTTTACCAGTAACATCAACAGAAATAACCTTAGCGCCTTTAAGAACAGTTTTTTCAAACTCTTTCATAAAATTTGGATATAAAAATTTATTGGTGCCTTTAATAAGTTGGTTAAAATCTTTTTCTAAATCATATTCAAAGGCAGCACCTTTACTAGCACCAGCACCTTTCATAGCAATTAATTTTGCTATGATGTATATTTGAGAACCTGTAAATGAAATCTGACCGGCTGTTGAATTTTTAGCAACAAATTCATATTTAGCACCATTAAATTTTGAAGATAGGTGTGGTAAAAGTTCATTTACAAGAAAATCTTTTCTTGTTTTTTTTGTATAAGTTTCATTAACTCTATTTTTTTCTGGCAAAAATATAATAAATTCTTTACCAACTGCGGACTTTGGTGCAGTAAAGTAACCATTTTTATTTTCTTTTTCACTAATTCCCAAACTTTTTAAAACTTTCGTTAATGCTATCGCAGTAGCCGTAGTCTTTGTTGCCATCAAAACACCCCTTTCATTTATTAGGAGTATTTATCCTATCTTAATCAACGGATTATGTCAAGGACTTTGCCACTTGTCCATACTTCCATCTCTGTCCTGACCTTGGCCTGTTGTTTTAATGATACGAAGCGAGCAGATGCTTTCTTCTTCCACCACTCTGTAATGTTAGCCAAATAGTGTTTATCATAGTTCTCATCTTTGACAATCTCAGAGGTTTTTCCAAGAACAATATCTTTATAGTTTGCAATACCATAGTTGGACACATAGTATCGCTTCTGTTCTGTTAGGGACTTGGCCTTGTTGATTGTAGCCATGAACCTATCATAATCTTCTTTATGTGGTTTCAATGCAGCCTTGGTCATAGCAATGATTGTGGTACTAATCTTTAACTTACGGCTAGAGGCATCAGGCGGAACAAACTCACCAACAATACCTTCAACATAATTTTTGAGGTCATCATATGGTTTACCGTGCATCATTGGTAGAAAATCTGATTCAGTTACACCTTTGAATCGTAAATATGGTTTCATACCATCATATTGTGAGATAGCCTTTGATGTGCCATACAAAGATGTGGTTTCAAACAAGCACATATTCATATTATACTTCTTATTGAGAATTTCACGGACTTCATGTGAACAACAGATAGCAGCAAGTAACTTACCACCAAGATAGTTGTAACCAAATGGTTGTGCAGGTACGATAACGAAACCCATTGCAGAAGCATTATTGAATGATTTGGTCGTTGCAGTTTCATTAGTGATAACACAATCAAGTAACTGATTGCGAGGCTTCATCATAATAGTTGGAGAACCGATACGAATAAAACCAACCCACTTCTGAGTCGTCTTTTCTAATACTGCTAGTCTAACATTACGGCCAGGTGATGTAAGGTTATTGTGCGAAGAAATGATATCTAAGTATTGTTGCCACCTCTGTGATTCGAGGTCAACGATATCAAACTCCATGTTTTGTGGATCCATATTGAAATCTGAAAACAAATCTTCTTCAGGTCCACATCCTGGTAATGCCACTGGCCAATCTTTCAATGAGTTAAGTTTCTGCTCACGCATATACTCATCAATTCGATTGAAGTTACCAAAGTAATCTTCAAACACCGAGGCAACATAGTTTGCCTGTTCTCTACTCAAATTCATAGGGTAACTTTTCTATCGTATGTGTAATATTTCTTTAAGAAGCTATTATACACCTTTTTATCATGGATGTCAAATAGTTCCTTATATTTAGCCTTAGTATCCGAGTGTCCATATAGTCGTTCTTCAATGATTGCCTCTTGAGCATAGGCATCTATCTCATCGGCGTCACCATAATATTTTAATTCGTTTGCCAAATTTTCATCTTCTATCTTCTTACACAATCGGTAAACTGGCCCATAGGCAAGTCCTCTTTGTTTGAATTGGTAACGATGGCGTTTTTCATGGACTAATGTTTTAAATATTTCATTAATCATTACTTCAATATCCAAATAATCAAACCAAATACAACTATGTTCTTCACGGAACATTAAATAGATTTCAATGTCCTTCTCATCATAATCGGCTGATGGGTCATAGAACCCACCAATAGTTAAACCACTAACACATTGATTTGTTTTATCAATCAATCTACTGACTTTAACATTATAAGGCAATAACATCTTACGAACCCACCACATTATTTGGCCTCTAGTTTTTACTCCTTCAAACTTAGGGGCAAATGAATGTAGCTTGTTGTAAAGCGTTCTATGTTTCATAGATAGTGTAAATAGCCACCAATGATATATTTTGGTCCTGAAATTGGTTTATTTCCTGTGTGTGGGTGTGTCCACATTGGTGGAAAAACAAGCATACGACCAGCAGTTGGTTTAACCGACATTTCAATTCGTGCTGTGGGACTATGTTGAAAGGTTGTTTCACCACCTTCTGTTACATCATTAAGATACCAAAAGAATACCAAAAATCTACGAGCAGAAGCATAGTCACCTACATCCACATGAAAAGCAAATTCGTCTTTATCATTTGGTTCATATTTCTTTATTCTAAAATGTTCAAAGCCTAGATTATCTGGCCAAACTTTTTCGTTAATACCAAAAACATTTTTGTATTTTGCCAAGTAAGTTTGCATTTTATCTAATAAAAGATTTTGTGTATCACCCCATGATTCAAGGTTCTTTGTAATATTGAGTTCTGTAAAGTGTCGGTGACCTTCAAGTAAGGTATCTTCTTGTTGGTCTTTGGCTTCTTCAAATCTACGAATGATATCATCACATTGGTCTTTTGTAAGAACATTATCCCAATAACTAATATAGTCCATTATATTTTAATTCCTTCAAATTTATTATTGAATTTTCTTTCTCTATTACCAAAAGTATTCAATGGTTTATCATCTTCTTGACCACTATCAACAATATCATTCTGAGCCGATTGTTCAGCATCATACAATCTCATCTTAGAACGGTCAACACCAATCACAAATCGTTTATATAGATTAGGGTCGCCATAACGATTCTTCAATTGTTTAACCATAATCTGATTCAACTGTTCAAGTTCTTCAGTAGAAATCAAAGCAAACATAAAGTCGGCAGTTGCAGGCAGACCAAACGATTCAGAAGTATCTTCAAGTCCCACATCGGTGTTACTGAAACCACTTCTTGTTGTTTGTGTCGCAGTTACAACTGGCACACCAAACTCTACAGCCAAACCACGGAGTTCTTCAGCAATAGACTTGATGTAGGCATATGAATTGATACTTGCACCCATTTTAATTCTACTTGAGCAACAGATATTCAGATAGTCAATAAAGATAATATCTGGTGTAAAGTTCTTCTTCAATTTCAACTCATTCAACAAGGCACGGAAATGGCCTGCGTGTGCAGCTGCCGTTGGATATTCTTTGATGATTAACTTGCCTTGTGTCTTGTTCTTCAACACATCAAACTTGCGAGCATAATCATCTTTACTAATTGTTTGTAATTCATTCAAGTCAATGTTCAATAGATTGGCATCAATACGCTCAGCAATCTTTTCTTCTGCCATCTCCATTGTGATATACAATACATTATGACCTTGAGCAATAGAACTAGCAGAACAATGGCACATAAACAAAGATTTACCAACACCAGTTCCAGCCAAAGCGACATTCAATGTCTTTATTGGAAAACCACCTTTAGTAATCTTATTGAATAGGTCAAGGTCAAAACGAACCCTAGATTCAACACGGTGATAGAAGTCATACCGTGAATCACTATCTTGCATATAATCATGGCCAACAGAGTTGTCGAATGATACAGAAAGAGCATCACTTAAAATCTTAGGGATTTCGCCTTTGCCTTTTGTGTGTGTTTTGTCATCAAGGATAGAAACTGCTTCCATGATACCGTTATAGATGGCTTTATCTTGGCAGAACTTCTCAGTTTGCTCAATCAGCCATTGTGCTTCACTTGGGTCTTTGTCATCATGTATCTCATCCAAAATGGCAATCGCCGACCTAACTTCTGGTTCGGTCAGCGATTTGCTTTCGGTGAAATTGATTACAAGAGCTTCGTGTGTAGGTAAAGTCTTATATTTGTTTGCGAAGTCTTGGACTTCTTTAAAAATATTCTTTTCGTTTACATCTGAGAAATAATCTGGTCGAATGAATGGAATAACCTTACGAGCATATTCTTCATTGTATATCAAATTCTTCAGTATCGTCTTTTCTAATCGTTTCATTTGCCTGTCTTGTTAATATTTCAGTAAGGATATCACCCATGATTGTAACAAATTCATCATCATTTTGCAAGGCGTCTATGTTGTGTTTACCAGGATTAACAGTAGTATAACCGAATTCTAACACTCCCATTTCACCTTGCTCTTTGACACGGACTTTACCATAATGGTAAACTACACCAGCATACTCACCTTTAATGATTTGTATGCCGGTTAATTCTGAATCAGTAAAGTCTATAAATCTGTAATCTTCACCTTCAAGCGGCATCTTCTTCTTCTTGTAAAAGAATTGGGTTACTTTCTCCCATAATGTTTCCATAAGCTATTCCATATTTTTGATTTACATATTCTTTGAACTTTGCAGACTTCAATAGAGGTAACATAAACTCATCTGTCTGTGTAGCATCAAAGCGAACTTTGTCAAGGACTTCACCAGTATCCAAATCAATCTTTGCATACCAGCCTGGACTTGGTTTAGATACAAAGCCACCTTCAATGGCAATATCAACGATACCAGAATACTTTTGAATACCACCATCAAATGATACTGCAATTGGAATCTTTGATTTCTCTTTAGTGTAACGAGATTTCTCCACATTGATGATGAAGTTGTAACCAGTAACTTCTGTGCCAGTCTTTTCTTGTTGACGGCCAAGAATAAAGATGTTGTCAGCTGAGTAATAAGAACCTGTGCCACCACCAACAATATCTTTAGGGAACATACCAATTTCTTTGTAAGTATGATTCACAACTACCATTGAAATATCTTTAAGGTTTAAGTGTGGTGTTACCATACGGAACAAACTCTTAACTTGTTTAGCACGGCTCATATCGGCAACTGATTTGCCGTCAAGAGCATCATCAACTTCTTTCTTACTTGCCAAGTTACCGATTGAATCAAGGATAATCATTAGCTTATCACCACGATTTACATCTTGTAACTGTTGCATAATGTCAAACTTCAACTGTTCAATATCAGTCAATGGCGTATGCAGGACTCTCTCCATGTCGATGCCAAAAGTTTCGAAATACTTGATAGGTGTTCCGAATTCTGAATCATAGAACAACAATACGGCCTCTGGATATTTGTCCATGTAAGCTTTTGCCATCAATAATGAGAAGGCAGTCTTAAAGTGTTTAGACGGACCAGCCCACATTGTTAGACCAGGAATAATTCCGCCGTCTAACTTACCACTAAGTGCCACATTAATCATGGGCACATCAGTTGGTACCATATCTTTATCTGTAAAGAATTTAGATTTGGATAGAATCGCACTATCTTTAATCGTTGAATTCTTTTTAATTTTATCCATTAAACTCATATTAAAAGGAGCCTCCGTCAAGGGTTGTTATTTTGTTTTTCGGTATCATTTCATGCATTTCGCCATCTACATAAAAGGATTCTAAACTATTAGTGGTGTCATTGTCAACCACTTTTTTCTTCTTTGCCTTTTTCTTAAAAGGTTCAATTGGTACCAGTTCTGCCGCTTTTATTCTTTTGTAGGTTTGATTAGAGGCAATCAATAGAAGCACAGCAAGTGGGTCGAATACTATAATGATGGTGAAGATAACTAATCTTACAGCTTTATCTATGAAGCCGGTATCTTCTCTGTCATAGAAAATCTCGGCGATATACTTAATTGGACCAATCTCTGCCGTCAACTTATTTTCTTCTGCCATTAAAGGCAACTTTTCTTTGGTTAACCTAGTTAAATCCGCCTGCGTTTCTTGGATTTGTTTGTCTAGTTTATTACTAGCAGTAGATGGGTCTTTTGCTCTTGCTAGTAGATAATCTAATCTTTCTTTAGCAATCTTCTCTTGTGTTTCAATGGTCTTTAGTTGAACTGTATTAGCACCAACAACCACATTAGATTCAATATGAGCTCTTGATAGGTAACCAAAAATACCCATACTTGTAATTGCCATTAAAAGAATAATTGCTATTGAAAAATAATATTTCATCAAGCGATTGGTTTCTTCCCAATTGTTATATAGCCAAGATACTGTTACTAACTTTGCAAGCTCAAGAATTGAACCCATTAGTATGATTGGCCAAAATGAGCCAGGAAATATTTGTGCAAGTCCTATCACCGAATAAAACGCTGCTATCGCTGATAAGGCTATTGCGGTAATAAACGGAAATAATGCTTGTATCATCCGAAAAAGTCCTCTAGTGAAGAAGATTTCTCAGTAGTCCAACCCATACAATCTAAAATCACTTTGATTGGTTCTAAGAAAGCTTTGTTGAATTGCATATCGTAATCAATGAACTCATGGATGCCGAACTCTTTTGGCAACCGAACTGGATACGATATGACCATATCTTTAAATGGATTTGGTTGTTTTAAATAAGTAAACTTCAACTTCTCGCCATTTTGAATCAATGGGTATTGTTTAGTTAAACCTAATTGTTGCAGGTAATGATTATATAGGATAGCACCTTTGACATGAATCGGTGTGCCTTTTTTATACATGGTAACTCTATCAGAATATTCTTTCAGACCATTTAGACCACGAGGGAAACTAATTTCTTCTGGCGGTAATGAGTTGAACTCAGCCTTGAACTCAGCAATAAAGTTGTGAATATCATCTTCTGTGCCTTGCAACATAATCTTAATTGATTCTTTCATCTTCTGCCGAATAGCACTCGGTGTAGATGACTTGACCATTTCAAGACCCATCACTTTCATTTGTGGTTGTTTATACTGCACACCTTCGTTGTTATACACATTAAGAATGTATCGTTTCTTGGCAGTCCAAATACCTTTGTCAGAAAGACCTTCACGCTTCATTACCATCTTCTGAGCATAGGCATGAACATATTGTGCCAACTCATCATACGATTCATCGATGAATGGTTGAAGCTTTTCTTCACAGATTTTATCCATGAGTGAGATTACTTTTTGTTTGTCTGATTGGTCTTTAATAAACTTATCAACCAACTCACCCATACGGAGATAAATCGAATCTGTATCAGAAGCAATAACATAGTCTTTGCCTGTTGTATTCAGAATCTTATTCATCCAAGAATTAATCTTTGCTTCAATCCAACGAATAGATAATTGACCAGCAGTAGTAACTGCAAGTGCCTGTCGCAGGTCATAGAAACGGAAGTATTGTGAACCAAGAGCGCCGTAAGCGGAGTTTAGAGAAACTTTCTTTGCTAGTTGTAGATTGTCATAACGAGAAACAAGGTTCTTAATCTCTTTGCGTTTAATTGGGTCAGATTCATTTTCATAGTCTTGTTTGGCCTTCAACATCAACTTCTTAAACTTACTTCGGTCAATATACATATCTTCCAACATTTGAGGGAAGAAGCCTTTCTTATCTGTTCGGAAGAATTGGCCATTAGGTGTGATAGTTGCACCTTGCAGATTAGATAAGTCAACACCTCTATCTAGCATCTTCTCAACAGAAACACCTTTCATAATAATGTTACGCATTTCATCGGTGTAATCTTCTGTTTGAACCAATGTTTCAGGTGAAATATTGTATTGCATCATCAAATGCGGATACAGACTGTTTAAGTCAAACGAAGCAACCCATTTATGTTGGCCAACTTGTGGGTCTTTAACATAGGCGCCTTCGAATGCCGATGTTTTGTTCTGCACAACTTTAGGTGGAACAACAATGCCTTTCTCTAACAGATAAGCATATGTCATTGAATCCCACATACGAGTTTGTGCAAAGATATCTTCAAAGTTGGTCTTTGTATCAAATGCCAAAGTCAAACCAAGTTCGATTAGTTTTAACTTTTCTTCCATTCGCACAATGAGGTCAACGTCTTTGATGTTATACTCAATAAACTTTTGGAAGTTTTCACGGTACAATGCGTGTAAGTTATCAAACTCATCATACGATAATTTACTGTCACCGAGTTCCACATTGGCGATGTTATCTAGTTTATATGATTCTTGTGATTTGCCACCTGGCGCATACCATCTGTATAGTTCGATGTAGTCTAGTGATGATACACCGACCATATCATATGCAATCAACTCACGGTTGTTTACAACAGCCTTGCGTTCACCAATCATATTCCATGGAGATAACTTCTTAGTTTCTTCTTCGCCAAGAATTCTACGAAAACGATTTACAAGATATGGTATATCAAAGAACTTTGTATTCCAACCAGACAACACATCAGGATAATTTTCTTGCCAGAAGGCCAAGAATCTTTTACACAATTCTGTTTCATCAGAACACTTGATGTATGTTTCATCACCTTGAACAACATAGTCACCACAACCAAATACAGTTGTTGCACCTTTTAAAAAGGTGACACAGATTGCGGTGATTGGTTCGTTTGCTTGATATGGGTCAGGAAAACCATTCTCTGAACCAACTTCGATATCACAAATGGCAACAGAGATATCATCCATGTTCCAGTCAACCATGCCTTTGTTCTCATCAGCGATGAAGGCATATTCATAACGAGTTTGACCATAGATTTTGAAATTGGATACTTCTTCATATCTCTTAACGAAATCACGAGCCTCACGGATGTTTTCGAACTTCATTGGTTCAAGATATTCACCTTCAAGCGATTTGAATTGAGTTGGTTTCTTTGAAGGCAAAAACAAAGTAGGCGAGTAACCGATTTTCAGTTTAACTCGCCTGCCGTTCTTAATACCACGATAGAGAATGTTGTTGCCTACTGAGGCAACATTAGTGTAGTAATTAGTCATTCATACATTATATCAGATTTTAGGAATGGCTGAGGCAATTTGAATACCACTACCGAAAATTTGATTGTATTGATTCTCTAATTCTCTTACAGGTGTTGAAATAATTAAAATGTCAGAACTATGGATTTTGAATCCTGTTTTGAATTCGTCCGCATATTCTAAGAATGGTGAAAACGCAACACTACCTGGATCCGTTGCTGACCGAGGTGGCACAGATACAACTTGTACCGGTTGTTTTACCATAATATTAGAATCTACTGGTGATTCTGTAACATCACCCATAATGGTGTGGTTAGTCTTGAAGGTCACTAGTTTTATCGGCATAATGTTTAATTTCTAAAATTGAATTAATTGGTTGGTTATTGGCAAATTCAGTAGCTTCTTTGAGCTCGGGAAACTCCCTAGCAGCAACAGCTGAACTACCATTGAGGTAAAAAAATACTCTATACATTTACTTTCTCACTTGGATGAAATACTGCTAGTGTTACCCAGCGTTTTGGAAATAACATCTCACGACCACGATAGTCGTTCATGTCAGCGGTTGGGTCTTGAATAAAACCAACAAGCTCAACCATATTGTCGAACTCACGGAGAAACAAGTCATACTTGTCTGCACGGGGCAATTTGTTGTCAATTGCCAATTTCTTCGCTACCTCACGAATATTCATTTTGTTACCTTACTTAATTCAGATTGATAAGTTCTTTGTCTTAACTCGGAAGAACTAAACCGATGAGTGCGAGAGTTGTAGTATGTTTTAATACCACGACTATCACAGATATCACGACCTGTCAAATGCCTTTCTTTATATTCTTCACCACATATACGCATAGTAATAGGCAAGAACATAAGCAAATCTTCTAGGTCTTTTTCTGTATCATAGACAATGATTTCATCTACGAATTTTACAGCTGTTAATTGAACATAGCGTTCAACAATGGATTGGACTGGTTTGTTTTTGACTTCTGGTCGGTCAATTGTTGGGTCTGTTTGTATACCAACAATTAAATAATCCACTAATTGCTTACACTCTGCAAGCATAAGAATATGCCCAGCGTGTAACAAGTCAAAAGTCGAACAAGTAAATCCTATTGGACGACCAACCATTTCATCAGGTAATACTAACATAATTACTGTCCTATTTTCAATCGTTCTATCAATGCTTCAATCTCAGCTCTTAGCTGAGTATTTGTATAAGGTAATCTAACCTTAATCCTGTTTAGGAACCGAATCAGTTCCTTGTTGTCCATGTTTATCTGTATCATTTATACTTATGTTCTTAATAAAGACTTTTTCATCTTTTAGTTCATATCTTAAAACATCGCCTACTTTCCAACCCATTTCTTCCATAAGGTCATCAGGCAATTCGATGATAGCATCACCATTCTCACAAATCTCCAAAACTTTGCTTGTATGGGTTTTCATATCTGTTCTACTTCAATGTTACATTCTTTTAAAAAATCCACACCAGAATTATCTCGGTATGAATTGCGATAATATACACTATTGATGCCAGCTTGATACATCAACTTAGCACAATCAAGGCAAGGTGCGTGAGTTACAAACAACGAGGCACCTTCACTAGAATTGGTACTACGAGCAATCTTTGCTAAAGAGTTACTTTCAGCATGAAGCACTTCTGGCCTTGTTACTAATGAATAGGTAGAGCCATCTTCATCTAAGTATTGCCATTTAGGATCAATATTGATGTAAGACCTTTTCTCACAATCATTATCCCAACCACTTGGCATACCATTGTAACCAATACCAATGATTGTATTATCTTTTACAACAACACAACCAACTTGTAATCTTTTTGCAGAGGACAGCTGAGAGTAAACCTCAGCCGCCTTCATATGAGCATTAAGAAACTTTGGCTTCATTCTTATTGGTTTTAATCTTTGCTAACTTAGCTTTGATTTCGGCTACTTCAGCATCAATCATCATACGCCTGTATTGGTTTCTATCGTCAGCATTGACCATAGTTGCCATTCTGCGTTTAGTTGTTTTGCTCAACTTAAAAGTTCCGTTTGTTTTTACCATTATATCTCCCAATACTTCAGTTTAAAATTATCAGCAATCGTTTCGTAGTCAGCATAACCACGAGGGTTGCAAACTACTCTGGTACTGCCAACCATGTAATCAAATTCTTCATGTGTATGTCCATGAGTCCAGAGTTTAATCTGTGGCCTATCTAAAATAAAGTCCATCAAATCTGAATGATATGCACCATTCATCAAAGTATCATGTGCATATTTTGGATGCACACTAAAAGGACTTGGTGTATGATGGCCAACCACAACAAACTTCCTGCTATGTTGACCCTCTGTTACAGTTTTAATGTAATCTAACATCTTACGATGGTCTACAACCGCATCTTCAGGACAAAAACGAGAAGGGCTTTCTTTGTGTTTGAAACCAATTTGCTTATGAAAACCTTTTTCATCTTGTGTGTATTTTGGTCCGTTTTTACCATCTTCTGTGTATAACGGATTTTCTTCGTAGATTGGAACTTTGCGAGATACCATACGATTAGAATTATCTACACAACGGAAGTCATTCATTCTTTGTTGAACATGGAACAATGTCAAAGGATCTTCCTTATTCATATCAGTCCACAATGTACCACCAATGAATGTAACTTCATCGTGTAATGTCCACACTTCTTTATCCAAGATTTGCAAGTTAGGCAAATACTTTAACATTTTCTTCAAATGAGAAATTGTATATTTAAAATCGTAATGATAATGCTCGTGGTTACCAGCAATATAAATTACATGAGGAAAGTTGTTGCAACAATTATAAAAGAAATCATGGATACGGCGGCTCTTTTCCGAACCTCTACTATCTTTCAAGTCAGGACTATCCACTTCTAATAAATCTTTAGCAACGCAAATGTCACCTGAAAGAATAAGAACATCCGCACCTTCATCATTAGTGAGGGCAATAGTTTTAAATTCAAGGTGAAGGTCGGAACAAACAGCTATTTTCATAATACAACCATTATAACATAGGGAGTGGCAAAATGTGGCAATCATGCCACAATGTTACCGTGATTTGCTGGTTACGGGATCCAGCGATTTCGTAACGTCAAGTCCGCTTTAAAACGCTTCGTACCATAAGTCGGTCCTAAGGTGAAGTCAATACAATGAATCTGGCTTCTTACCAATATTATATTTGGTTACTAATTCCCATTCATGTTTCTCTTTGAATGATATAATTTTAATCTGGTGTAATGGTGCAATATTGTCAATCATAATCTGTGGATTAATAATTGTAATTAAACCCCATTCTTCCAGTAACTTAGCAATTGCATTTCGTCTTTGAATATCATTCTCTGATATATTGGCCGGTTTGCCGTCAAGAGCAAACAGTTCCTTAAAATGCACGATATAATAATGGCCTTGCTTATGTAAAATATGGCAAGACTGGTATAGAATTCGTTCCTTGCGTGATGACACACCGATCCGTGTTAGTGTTTCACGAACCTTCAAAAAATCATCCTGCTCGTTGAGAGTTACTTCAACGAACTTGCTTAAATCTACCATGATGTTTATCCACCCGTTTCGGTTTTTTCTTTTAGTTGTTGGATTTGTTCATCACTAAGTAGGCGTAGAGCTTCACGAGCTTTAGAATCTGACAGTCCATAGACCATCTTCACACATTCTATATCTTCACTTTTCTCAGACTTAACCCACTTTGCGAAAGGTCGTTTTGCAGACCTTACGGTATTTAGTAAAAAGTCGTTTTGAAGCTTCTTGTCGAGAAAGTGCCTTTGATTCATCTCATTGGCGTAGATTATACAGTCTTTATGGTAAGACAGAGACCGATTAGTCATAAATGGTACATAATCTTTCTCTGTAATTTCATCAACTATAATCTGTTTTTTGTTCTGAAGGATTGCATTTACATAGTCAAATGGATTACTCATAACATTCTCACTAAGCCAACTGTATCAATAGCAGTAAGTAGCAAGTAATTAATAACCATCCCAAAAGATTTACGAGTGTAAGCAGCCCAACAATACATAGCACAACCAGAAATCCATACCGGATAAAGGGCAAGTAGGGGCGGATTCGGAACTGTGAGAGCCATTGTGAGAGAGCATCCGATACTGACAGCCCAAGCCAATAGTTCAATTGTAAAGCGTAGAGGGTAAGATTTCCAATCATCATGTATCCATTTCAATATATTAAGTGAGATATCGTTCATTTGAATTCACAATTTACCATCAACTCTGTTAAACAAGCAACCGTATTAATTTCTTGGTCAGCAACAAACGCTTGTTTGTATTGATAGTCAGCGAGAATCAAAACGGCCTGTGGTATAGATTGTGGTTTTAAAGCTTCATACAAGTTATCATACAACTTGCGGAAAAATGTCGTAGCATCCACATCGTTACTTGCAACCCATTTACGAATTGAACCAAAGTCTTTCTCTCTAATAAACTTAATGATATCATTGATTGATACATCAACGATTTGTGCCAAAATGCCAGTATCAATCTTACCAAACTGGCTGTATCTTTGCAACTCATTAATCACACGGCGAAAATCTGGAAAGTGTTTCTTCACCAACTCAACAATTACCTTGTCATCATACTCTACATTTTCACTTTGCAAAACCGATTGAATTCTCTTAAAGAACTGTGAGGCCATCTGGCTCTTTTCGTTGCTCTTTAGTTGAAAGTCAATAACTGCACATCGACTATGAAGTGGGTCGATGATACGATTCTTAAAGTTACAGGTGAATATGAACGAGCAGTTGCTTGCAAATTCTTCAATCGCATTACGCAAAGCAGGTTGTGTTGAGTTTGGGTTTAGATAATCTGCCTCATCAATGATGATGACCTTACGACCACCAGCAAGCGACATAGACGAAGCAAAATTTTTGATTTTAACACGGAAGGTATCAATACCAGATTCATCTGAACCATTGATAACCATTACATCACATCCAATTTCTTCACACATGGCTTTTGCAACTGTGGTCTTACCAACACCAGCACCACCACTTAGAAGAAGATTTGGAATCTTACCTTGATTAACATACTCCTGAAACGGTGTTTTCAACCGTTCAGGCAGTATGCAATCTTGGATTTTTTTAGGACGATACTTCTCTGTCCACAATAATTGTTCCATCACAATACCTCATAATATAATATAAAAAATCAAATTTGAGATTTAATCTCATCAATACGCATTTGTAAAACAGAAGCAGCTGTGTTGAAATGGCCTGTGCCTTCTTCTTGCGGTTTATAATAGAAGTGCAATAGCTTTGACTTTTCCATTTCTAACACCGCAAGATACTGCTCATCTGTAATATCGAAACTTTGGTAATCAAAGTCTGTCATATTAGGCCTTTGTGAATGTAGAACCAGTTTCAGTAGAAATCCAATATTGTAACTCTACTGTCTTGTGTTTGAAGTTAGAGATACCCTTAGATGAGATTTGCACATCATAGGCACCATCAAACAACTTAGCAAGATGCTCTGTCTTAAAGATGAAACGGAACTTATCACCATTACCATCAGCAACTTCAAGTGCATCGGTGTGAGCAGAACTATCAGATGAATCAAAAGCAAGAACTGTTACTTTAGAACCATCAGATTCAACCGCAATCTGTGGTGAACCAAGAACACCAGACGCCTTCATAACCCACGCAAAATCTTCAGCAGATAGTGTGAATGATACTTCAGGTGATGGCATGGCCAACTGTTTCTCAGGTGGTGTATTAATCATAGATGGTTCGCAGAAGCGATACTTGATTTTACTACGACCTTTGTTACCAACAATCTTAACTTCTTTTTCACTAAACTCAAAAGTTGGATTATCACTATGTAAAGAAACCACAGACAGGAACTTGTTCAAGTCATAGATGCCAAAGTTGGTTGGAATTTCTTCTTTGATTGTTACTTCAGCAAGAATGTTCTTGCCAGAGGACATGGTCTTTAGAACCTTGCCTTGTTTGAAAAAGATGCCTTGGTTAATCACACCAAAGTTCTTTAATACCTTAATTGTATCACTTGATAATTGCATAACATACTCCATATTGTAATTGAAACTTCATTATACTACACTTAAACTTATTTGTCAGGCGAATATTTGACATCGTGTTCATAAAGAAACATAAGGCAACACATAGCATGAGCTAAGTGGTGTTTACCTGATTCAAGGTCATTCACTTCACCTTCTTTCCATGCCCACAAGTGTCGTTGCATGGCATCAAAATACCTTCTCTTGGAATCTGGTACATATTTCCAATTGTCAGGTTCATACTTCTCAGCACCAAATGTAAGAATGTCAACTGTAGCTTTTAGTGCAAGTGGTGGTAACAAACCATATTGCGGTTTGCCACCATCAAACTTGCGACCACCAGTCGTAGCATTTTGGGACGCTTTGATAGCATCTTCAATCGCTTCAACTCTGGTTGTTGTCATAACTTACCGGTATACTGAGCAACAGCTGGCATATTACCAGTAAACGCATATGTACCGATATGCTGAGTTCTCATCCAAGGACACAGATAGATTTTACCACCCATCTTACGCCACATCTGACAAAACATATAATCTTCACTTAGATATCTTTCTGAACCGCCACCAGTAATTGATTCACTTGTGTCAATAACAGTATCAAAGTAAGCATGAATGTATCGTGAACCATCAAAGTTAGCTTGACCAACATGGTCAGGTTTATAACGAATCAATGGATATTCAGCGGCCATCTTTTCAAATACATGGCGTTTAATCATCATATGACCAGTACCAATTTCTAATACTTCAAGTGGTTCTGAAACTTGAAATTGATTTGTACCTTTAACCACATTGAACACATAATCGCCAACTAGGTTCTCAAGTTCTTTTGGATCCATGTCAGGATGATTTCTTGCTGCTTGAGCAATATTATTCCAGTTCATAGATTTCTTAGGATAGGGACCACCAATAACATCTTTATCCAATGCCATCAATGCGATAATATCCTGAGGTGAGTAGTGAATGTCCGAATCAATAAACAGCATATGCGTGTGGTCGCTTCGGAGAAATTCATCGACCAGATAGTTACGAGCTCTGGTGATTAGTGATTCGTTAAACAGGAAAGAAAACTTTGTTTCAATTCCATATTTTGAAAATGTTGTTTGTAAATCGAGGCAAGACTTCACATATAAACCGTGAGCCATACCACCATACATGGGCGTGGCAATAAACAGTTTATTTTTCTTTAATTCTTCAATGTTGACTTTGATTTCCATTATATACCCATAAAATAAAAAGAGGAGAGATACTATTATATATATCTCTCCTCATCTAGTGAAACCTAATTTATATTAGGCAAATGCACGTTCACCTTGCTTGCGTAGAGCAGCAATACCAGCGGCAACGATACGCTTGGTAGGTGAGCCTAAGCGATAGAAAGAAACCTTATCGCCATTAGCATTAACACGGCTATTCAAGTAGATAGCGTGACCTTCATTACGCAACTCATTGATTGTTGCTGAAGGGTTTGCAATTCCGAAAACAGATTGCATCTTAGCAGCTGTCAATGTGTTGTAGGAACTATCTTTTGCCAAATATGACAATACTTTTTGCTTTGCAGACATTATTAAAAACTCCATTATTTAATTGAACCACTTTCAAGATAAGAATCTAAGGTGTGGTTCGAACCTCAGATATGTATAATAATAACAGATAATGATGAACAAGTCAAGCATTTAAGCGGCAATCAACTCTTTTTTCTTCATCTCTGCCTGAGATTTTTTACCTTTTGATTTGTTGTAACTAGCACAAACAAGTTGCCCATTCTCAACAGTTGTTTCACCGCCTAGAACCCAAGCAACGATATGGTCGGCATTCCACAATTCATGGTTGTTAATCTCATCTTGTGAGATTGTTTTACCTGTGGCAGGACAAATGCCGTTTTGTTTTTTCCACATTTGGAATCTTTGTTGTGGTGTAAACAGTCGGTCAGGATCCAATTCAGTAACAATGTTATTGCCTAGTTTTGCCATATCTTTACGAATCAAATTCAAACGAGCAGGCAAAGTATATTCACTTGTAACATCGCAACAACTGGCATAGTTACGCAACTCGCCGTTTTTCTTTTCAACAAGAATTTCTGGATTTGCTAATCGCTCTGCTTCAGTAGCCAAAAACCAAGACATTAATTTCTCTTTGTCTTTAATGGTTCGTTTCTGTTTAGACAACTCAACCATAACCATAAAGAAATTTAATAGTGTTGAAGATTGTTTAAAGGCCTTCGTAGTATATTTGTCAATAATTTTTAATGTTTCCAAAATGCGTTTCTCACCGCCTTGTGTAGAATAATTTATCCATACACCAGAATTATCTTCGTAGGCTTCATCTTTATCTTTCTTTGAAACACCGTGGTCTGCACCAAAGGTTGAATAGACTGCCATCAATACAATTTGTTCATCAATTTTTAAACGACCATTATCTTTGAAGATGGTTCTAAATGCCGACATATTGTCATTTACAATATTACGAACCGCATCAGCAAATGGAACTAAAATAGCATTACGCAATTCTTGTGGATTTAATGTCATGCCATCATTGATATTAGTAAACAAACGAGATAAACCCATTCGAGTAGCTACAACATACTCACAAATAGTAATCATAATGTTCTCTGTTATATAATCTTTAAGAACCTTAGGCATTGTTTTGTAGGTATCACAACTAGCGTGGATATTAACAGAACCTGTAGGCAAAATATAGATGCCGTGTTCAAGTTTAACTTTACCTTTTAAAAACAATTCAATTGTTTGAGTTCGGTTGTTTCCATCAATTGCAATGTATTTGAATCCTAAATCGTGCCAGTGTTTAAAGTATTCATAATCTAGTGTGCCTTCTAAACACAAAGCAAGACATTCTTCAACATTCGCCACAATTATTTTGGATGGCGCTTGTCCTAAAATTAAAGAAGTTACAAATTTAGTTCTTTGTTTTTCTTCCCAACAACCAAGTCGATTAAAAGATAAGTCAAGTCCAACTTTATCTTTAAATGTGGTCATAAAATCACTTATCAAAGGATACTCTTTGTTAAGTCCAACGGTAATAGCATTTTGTTTTGTAGCAAGTTTCATAATAAATTTCCTATAAAAAAGGATTAAAAATAATTCCCATATAACGAGAATCAAAAAAAGACCAGACCTAAGTCTGGCCACTACCAATCAGAAGATTAAAACGGTGGTTGTTCTTCTGATTTAGGTTCTTCAGGCACTTCGGTAGGTTCGAGTGTCTGTGCCATCAAGGTTTCTGTATTTGCACCAGCATCCACTTTAGTGTAGAGGTCAAGAAAAGACATCTTGGTGTCATCATCAAAACGATTCAAACACAACTCAATAGCCTTCATACGATTACCAAATACACCATAAGTCTTACTGATATGCACCAAACGGCGAGTAGAAATCACTTCGTCAACTCCGCCTTCTACAAAGGTTTTACGAATCACATCAGCCCAAGTTACCAATTTCTCAGCAAACTCATCATCGGCTTTACCGTGATAAGATAATTCTTTTTTGATAATCTTACGCTCAACGGTAACTGGTGGCCAATCTTGTTCGTAGGTGTTTAAGAATCTTTCCAAGAAAGCTTCGTTAAGGACATTGGTGAACATATAACGACCATCATCTGAGCCTTTGCCTTTAGTATTGGCAGTAGCGATGATAGTGAAACCTTCAGCAGGTGCAACCATTTCATTTTTCTTTTTGAGCAAGAATGGTTTGCCTTCAAGCACACGCTGTAAACAGGAAAGGTTCTGAGCGCCGTAATCAATTTCATCAACGCAAAGTACCGCACCTTGACGAGCAGCTACAGTAACGGGGCCATCTCGCCATTCCATTTGACCGTTGATAAGCACAAAGTTACCAAGTAAATCTGATTCATCGGTTTCTGGTGTCATTGATACGCAAACGAATTTACGACCTAGTTTAGCACAAGCCTGTTCAGCAGACATTGTTTTACCATTACCTGAATGACCAGTAATAAAGATAGGATAGAATTTCTTACTTGCAATAATAGAAAGCAAGTCATCAAAGTTACCAAACGGAACATAATTTTTATAAACGGCAGGAACCAAATTCTCGGTTTCAAGGTCGGTAATTACATTAGTAATACGATGGCCGCCATTCGGCACAATATTTTTTTCTGGCATTTTCATAACCTGTGCTGACATATTAATTGTTTCAGCAACTGGTGCTGATGATGCCAGACTTGGCACTTTATAAAGACCACGACCAATACGGTTCGATTCGTCTTTAGTAAACCATTGAGCACCTGAAATGCCTAATGTATTACAAATTTGTTTAATCTCTGATTTTGAGATTGTGCTCTTGCCTGTAGCAAGTAGCATAGCATTAAATTTTTCTTTGATTTCCACACGATTACTACGCATAATATAAACTCCATTTTTCACTAGATACAACCATTATAACACAACCACAGGCCTTGTCAAGCCCGCTGTTGTTTCTATACAACACTTAGGCAGCAATGCCATCAATGAACCGAGAGACCATCACACGGCTAACTGCCTTCTTTTTATTCATTTTCATAAATGCCGTTTTCAACTTACTTGCCGTAACCACACCAGTTACAACCAACTCATCATCTTCAATTTGCAATTCATTACCACCAGGCATAATAAAGAATGAATCGTAACCTTTATTGTAGGATTGCAAGAATTTTTCACTTGTCAATTTCTTGACCATAGTCTTAACATATTCAGATTTGTCTAATTGATAATAGCGAGCATTCACATCACCTGAATAAACTTGCTCACGAATTGTTTTGCCATTCTTGTCAATATATTTGTTTGTAATACCGCCACGCATTTCACGAGCAGTACCACCTGCAATAAAGAAACCAAAAATCTTTGCACCAGTTTTTGCTTTGTACCAGTCAAAAATACCGATACGCAAGCCTTCTTCTACTGTATAATAAGAATCATTAATACAAGATTCTACTTTAACTTGTAATTTAGAATCACGGTCTTTAATATAAACATTCTCAGATTTAGGATTGAATGAACTTGGACGAACCGTTTTTTGGCCAGGTTTATTTTCCCAACCATAACAATCACGCTCTTGCATTACTGAATTACTATTATCAGCATCACCATCATGAACAATTACCAGATTAACCAAGTCAAGGTTATTCACTTTGCGGAATTGTTGTGTAATTGGTTCAAGAGCAACAATCGCCTGAATTAATGGTGTATTACCAAGATGTTCATTTGAAGGACGACCGATGCCATAACGACCACGAGCTTCGACACTATACGAATCACGCAAAGCAATCATGTTACGGATTGAATTGTTGAAATCCATATTACTCATTTTTGAATTAAGATATTCACGGAGAAATACTGTTTCAAATGCAAACTCATTAGCTTCTGGTGTAAAACCTTTTTTATATTGTTCTTGTGGATAATCAGCAAAACGACCATCAGTAGAATCACCAAAGCCATACACAACGAATGGAATATTCACTTTACGGCAGAACATGGTAAGAACCAAAATCTGTTCAATAGAACCTGCCATATTACGGGACATGGAACCTGAGCGGTCAAGTAACAAGACCAGACCGTGAGATTTGCCCTTAGGGATTCTCATCATCTTTTTAAAGATGTTATCTTCTACCTGATATTTGTATAAACGATTGATATCAATATCACCAGTATTGGACACTTTAGCCTTCGCATAAGCACGAGCAGCTTTCTTCATTTCAAATTCTTTTGCCAACAAACCGATGTAACGGTCATTCTTCGATTTGAATTCTTTTACTTTTTCTGTATATTGCTTTTCAAAGCTTTCAGCACGATAATCGCTATTGAAATAATATTCACTTAATGCTTGTTGAACCCGTTTAGCAGGTGTTACGATAGCATCAAGGTTAGGCTTAGGCACTTTGCCATAAACATAGTTTTTGGATTCTGCTGACAATAATTCAGTTTCATTCTTACGGAAATTCTCATCAGTTTCACAACTAGGTTGGAACTGGTCAAAGTTGGATGCTTTAGAATCTTTATTACGATTCAATTCATTACCAACTTCATCGCCATAATCACCTTCAAAATCATCTAGGTCTTTTTCTGAATTACCTTTAGCTTCAGCTTTGTCGCCTTCAGCATCGCCGTCAGAATCGGTATCGGCATCTTCTGAAGAATCACCATCATCACCATCAATATCAGATTCGCCATCATAATCAGAATCGGCAGAATCGTAATCTTCATCACCATCTTCACCATCACCAAATTGGTCAACTTGCATAGAAGCCAAAGACTGTAACATGGTTTCAAATTGCTCATGCTTTGAATAATCAAAAACAGATTTAGTTACCCGTAAAACATCTTCCCATGTTTCACAAGCTTCTACTTGCTTAACAAGCATTGTTTCTTCATGGTTAAAAAGAATTTGAATAGCACCTGCCGATTTTGTATAAATGTTTAATCGGTCAATAAATGACATTCCGTTAACATCACGCTCTTTAATACCAAAGAAATCACGCTCTAAAAGGTTTTGATAACCTTTAACAAATGAGGTACGAATACCAGGAAATTTGCGTTTAACTTTTTTCTCAATACGAGCATCTTCAACAACATTCAAGAAGCCTTTGTATTTTCTACCAAGAGAGGAAACGGCATCATGCCAACCATCGGCAGGAGTATAAAGTGCATGGCCAACTTCGTGACCCATAAGCAAATCATATAAAGCGCCAGACATATCTTTCCAGATAGGACAATACAAAACACGATTCATAGGATCAAATTTTGCCGTGCTAAGCTTCTGGTGCTCAACTGTTAAATTTTCTGTGGCAAGTAATTTTGCCAATTGGGATTTTGATTCGACTGTAAATGCCATAGTATCTTTCTACTTAATTTATACAACCATTATACACGAACCACGAGGAATGTCAAGGCTTGGTGTTGCGTGGAAACAACACGCTAAGCTCTTGATTTAATTGAGGATTTTTCATAACCTCATGTAGGATATGACTTGCACCGTGGCATTGAAAGGCACGGAGAACATCGGCAACACAGGAATAAAAGTGCATTTCTTCCTGTTCTAGTAGGGTGTGTGAGTAATCTTCTATCATGCAGCCATTATACACTACCCAAAATAGATTTGAGGCAATAAAAAGACCCTTACTTTTTACGGTAAGGGTCTAGTCTTTTCAACGATAAATGGAGATTTATTTGAAAAATTGGAGCGGTGTCTATGATTCGCACATAGCGCCTGAGTTGGACACCCAAACTGTTCTACAACCACCGCATATTCTGTGTATATAATTATATATGCTTTTTATTTGAAAATCAAGCGCTTTTTTAAAGCATTGCCTAATTATCTACCAACTTGTGCCAGATATTTGGCTTTTGTTTCTTCCCATGTAAGATAGATTAGGTCATCATAGAATAATGTTTCATATGATACTCTGTCTTTCTTCATCAACTGTTTGATACGACCTTTAGCGTGTTTGATTTTCCAAATGTCAACTAAGGCCTTGTAACTGGTATCAAATGATTTTACCAACTGTTCTTCTTTGATTTCACCACGGAGAAACTCATAAGAGTTATCATACAATGGTGAAAAGTAAATGCCTCGAGCATGGTCAGTTCTAATCAACTCTTTAGGAATACCTAGTTTACTATAAGTGAAACCTAGTGAGCGATTCTTATGGTCACGCTTGTATGGTTGACCTGATGGTTTCTTTGCAACATACCATTCAAAGTATTTACGAGTATGATTCTTCTTTAACCAATTAATGATATTGCCACGGACTTCTCTACTTGGTTCAAATGATACTGAACCTGCCGTGAAGCCCATCTTCTGCCAATGGTCAAGGTTATCATACTGTGATAGACCATCAACCTTTGTTCTACCATACAATGATGTTGTTGTTACACCAACTAATACATCACCATATTGTTTCTTCCAAAGTCTTTGCACTTCGTCAGATAAACAAAGTAAAGCAAGTAACTTGCCACCAACATAATTAAAACCTAGTGGTTGGAATGGCACAATAGTAGAACCGATTGCCGTGTGATTAATCATACTGCCTTGTGTCTTTAGTTCACGAGGCCAACCAATCACTTCATCACGAGGAGTAAGGTCTAAGAAGTCAGATGATATGCAGATGACACCTAGATACTTATTAGTGACCTGGTCACGAACCAAGAAGTTTAGGTTGCGACCAATGTTACTGTTGTTCTTCATTGTTGAAATGAAATTACGAACAGTATTCCATCTTTCAGGTAAGTCTTTGCTTCTTTTCTTCTCAACTTCAAATGAAGAACCATCAATACCAATCTGCATATCTTTACCAGAATCATCTGTGTATTCTAACACAGGTTCAAGGTTAAGATAATCTTCGGCTGTTTGTGGGATCCAAATAGAATCTTTTACTTCATCAACAACTTTCTGTTGGTTAGGGTCAACTAATTGTGTTTCTTCACCGAACAATGTATGATTAACAACCGTGGGATACTTCTCTTTTACTTCACACCACTTCTGATACAGAGTATATTCTTTTACATCCATCTTTGAAACATAGGAGAGGTCGTTGATAACCTGTTCTTTGAGAACATTCTCATCAACATCAACCCACGATTCAGCAGGATTTTCTTCCTGCCATTGGCGGTACTGTTCTTCTATATCTGCTTTTGCATCAATCATTGTTTATGTAATCTCATAAATTTCTTAATTAGTTTCTTTTGTCTATCTCTTGCCATTTGTAATGCAAGTGGTTTAACTTTATCAATCATACGAATGCCATTCATATGGTCTAGTTCATGTTGAAAACATCTTGCCGTTAAGCCTTCAAAACGCTTCTGAACTTGTTTTCCATTTTCTTCAAAGTATTGAACTTCAATCCAACTTGGTCTGTCTATTATAACAGATAAACCTGGAAAAGAGAGGCAACCTTCTTTGTCTTTAACAATATCATCCGAAGTTGCAAGAATTTCTGGATTAATACAAGCCCAAACATCGTCACCACTACCAATAACAAAAAGTCTTTCAAATACACCACATTGATTTGCCGATAGACCAAGACCATTGTGTAATTTCATAGTCATCTTTAGTCGTTTAATAAGTTTAGTTGTTAAAGGACTTGGCAATTTATAAACATCAAATACTGGAATAGGTTGTTTTAACATTGGATGATTCTCATCAAACAATGGCAATGGTGTAATATTTTCGGCTTCAGCTACGGCTGCGCCTGTGTCAATAATAAATTCTTCACTCATTTGTTCATCACCCAATTTTCTGCACAATCTTCGGCATCTTGTTCTGTTATAAAATACTGAGCATCATTATAATCTAAATCAGCCTGATAAAGCAAGGCCATAAACCTATGATTGCCAATATTTGTAAAGAACACTTGTCCCGTTTTGTTGCCATCGGTAAACTCATGCAACTTTTTAAACTCACTCATTTTACAATCCTCGAAAAATTCTTTACCTTCTCAAAACGAATTACACTACGGAATTTATCTTGTAGTATATCACCCTTATGAGAAATAACAAATACATTTGTGCCTTCTAGCATATGGAGAATGTTCATTAAGTATTCTGTACCATTGGTATCCAAACTAGAATCAAACACTTCATCCAAAATTAACAGATTAGTATTGGCAGAGTTCTTTAATTTGGCAACAGCACGCCAACTAAACAATAATGCCAAGTCAATCTTTTGTTTCTCACCCTCACTAAAAGAAGCATAGGTAAAATCATCACGGTGTCTGGACTTAATGGTCTCTTTGAATGATTCATCAAGATTAAAGTTCACAAAGAAGTCAAATGAAGCCAGATACTTGTTTACTAATTTGTTAATGATTGGTAAATATTGTTTAATAATCTTTGTTTTGATACCAGTATCTTTTAATAGACCTGCAGCCACTTCATAATATGTTTTCTCATCTATAAGAGCATTCAAATCAATTTTTAACTGTTTCAATGTTTCATTTATAGATGCTAACTCTTGTTCTTCTTTTTCAGTAGAGGTTGTATTTGTTTTAAGTTCTTCTAACTGTTTCTCTAAGCGCTTAATGTATTTGTTTGTTTCGGTAATAGAAGTGTTATTGGTAGCAATTTTAATCTGTAATGCCTGAATCTTCTTTTGAGTTTCGTTGATAGAATTTAACTTTGCTTGTTCTTCCAATAATTTCTGTTCTAGTTGTGTTAAACCATGGTCACATTCTGTAACCTTGGTGGTAAGCACGCCAAGTTCTTTCTCTTTGAACTCCAAGGCAATGGCCTGCCGACACGTTGGACAATCGTCATTGTGTTGAAAGAAACTGATATCTTTTCGAAATTTAGATAAGTTGCTTTCAATCTGCGATTCAAGTTTTGTAATCTTCTTGACCTTAGCCTCTGTTTCACTCTTGGCATCAACCAATAACTGTAACTCGGCGACAGCGATTGAGTATTCTTCAATCTGTTCAGCCAAGGTGGAAATGGTAGTCGTATTAGTCTGTATCTCACTATCATATTCTTTTACCTTTTCATCATTGTTTTGTTTCAGACCATCAAGATGTTTCTTTTGTAGGTCATACTTTTGCTGACCTAAATCAATATCATATTTCTTATTTGTAGTAAGGTCTTTATTATTGATTACCTTATCTTTAAGAATGTTATTCATGGCAGAGAAGATTTGGATATCAAGTAAGTCCTCAATAATCTCTCTACGATGAGCAGGTGGCAACTGCATGAATGGTGTAAACGAAGCACTACCCAAAATAACAATCTGAGTAAATGACTTATAGTTTAATTTTAGAATAAATTTTTCAAGGTGTTCTTGGTAGTCTTTGACTGCCGCTTCTTGATTAATCATTTCACCATCACACCAGATTTCAAAGATGTTTGGCTTAATACCACGAACAATCTTATAGTGTTTGTTACCTGTATCAAACTCAACTTCAACCACACAATCTTTATTATTAATTGAGTTCAACAACAATGGTTTATTCACGGCACGAAACGGCTTGCCGAACAGGACAAAACACAACGCATCAAGCATTGTGGATTTACCTGCACCATTACTGCCTACAATTAATGTGTTTGGTGATTTATCAAATTGTAATTCTGTAAAATGGTTGCCGGTACTTAACAGGTTTTTCCATTTAATTTTACGAAATAATATCATTCAGTTTCGGTAGTGAGAGCTTCAACATAAAGCTCTTTCATTAAAGTTTTAAGTTTATCATTATCCACAGCTAAAGTGAGGTTATCAATATACTTGGATAGGATAGTCATCGTATCTTCTGCCTGGTCAATTAAATCTTGGTCGTTCTCTACAATAGTTTCGGTAAAGTCCTCAACGATTGAGATATCACCAACTCCTGCCTTGTAAAGATTATCTACCATGTTATCAAACAGGTAAGGATTCTGTTTATTCAATACAACAACTTTGACATAGGCATCTTTTAATGAGGCATAGTCATATGATTTCCAATATTCAAAGTCTGTTGCACCATCATCATAACTAATTTTATGGAACATTTTGTTCAAATTTTGAACAAAAGTAATTTCTCTTGTTTCGGTATCAAACACATGAAAACCACGAGGGTCATTATAATCAGCCCAAGTGATTTCATATTGATTACCAAGATATGTGATGTTGCCACTTGTTGACTTGTGATGAAAGTGTCCTGATAACACGGTATCAAATCTATCAAACAAAGATTTGTCCATACCTGTATGACAGATGTTGCCTCTGTCCATTTCAAAACCCGCAATCTCAAAGTGGCCAAATACAACTTGTGCTTTAGTATCTTTCAAATATTGTAATGTCTGTTCATAGTTACCAGAATTAATCCATGGTACCATAGCTACATTACAACCATCATATTCAATGTCTAGTGCTTCTGTATAAACATTAATGTTATTATAATGGTCAAACAACTCATGCATGGCATTAATCTCATTGGTGTTTTTGTAAGTAACATCATGGTTACCAACAATCACATCCATTTGAATACCCTTATCTCTGATAACATCAAAGAATCGTTTACGCCATGAATTAAGAGTTACAAAGTTAATAAACTTTCTGCGGTCAACAACATCACCTAAATGGCAAATATGTTTAATGTTATGTTCTTCAAGGTAAGGAAAGAATGTGCCTTCCCAAAACTTAAAGAAGTATTCATTAAATCGTGGGTCATCACCACGAGCACCTGCATGAGTATCATTTATCAAAGCAATCTTCATTCCTTCAAATCATCCTCTGAAATGATTTCTTCGGCATCAAGGAACTTTTCTAGGCCTTTAGTTTTTGCTTTCTTTTTCTTTTCTTTGGCATCTTCAAAGGTTTCAATGAACTCTGCGATGTTATCATACAGGACAAACTGTTGCATATTGCCTTCAGCGTCCTCATACATTTCACCTTCGCCTAGTAAACCAAACTGTTGTGTTGCCTTATACTTGACATACAACTGTTTTTTTTCTTTGGTAATCCTACGCAAGAAAGCAAAGTAAATAATCTGTGTGAAGTAAGCAAATGGGTTCTTTGATTTCGTTTCGTCAAAGTTACGGAAGTATTGAATACAGTTCTCAATACCATCTGCAATCATTTCATCACGGAATGAATACGATACAAAGTTAGGCTTACGGGATAGATGTTCTGCAATTTTAAGGAAACATTCACCAACATAATTTGGGATTGGTGGATCTTCTTTATCATTCTGTGCTGCCTCTTTACATCTCTTTTTATAATCAATCAGAGATGCTAGAAAGTCAGCATTGTTGACATAGTGTTTTTTACTCATAATATTCTAATAGTCCTAATTTTTTACCACTCAATTCGATGGTAACTCTACGAAACAACTCAAGCACTCTTTTTTTGTATTCAAAGCCAAGCAAACCTGCTTTCTCAGCCTTGTCATACGGAGGAACTCTACCTTTGGAATAATACTGGTCAGCAGTTAAATCAATTATCTTACCTGCCTTGTCTTGAACCCACCAATGATATATTTCACCATCAAATCCTCGGTACATATTAAGTGCTTTGGATCCAAATACCTTATACAAACAACCTGCTGCATTGTGGCAATGTCCGAATGTAAGATTGATTTCATTCTTATCCAACCAAGACCTAGGAAGCAAATCAGAGCTGAGATTCTTTAAAATCAGCTCTGATACTTTCTTTAAGTTGTCATCATTATATTCTAACATATCAATCATTATATCACAAATTTCTTATAAAGCAAGCAATTAAGGATATATTGCTTACTATTGCCTCATTTACTACTTGACAAGTGTTACATTAGCGGTGTTCCGTTTTCAGATTAATGTAATAACTTCTTCTTTACATCCTTCCTAAGTTCTTCTAATTCTTCCATTGCCTGCAGTTCTTCTTCTTCGGACATCTCATCATCATACTCATCAGATATATCTGTTAGAGATTCTCCGTGCATTTCTTCTTGTAACATATCCTCTTGCACTTCTTTCACAGAGGTAGTATAGTATTCAATAATCTGTGCCTTAGGTTGAAAGACTGAAAGTATATCTGCTTCAAACAACCAAGCTTCATTCTTTTCTACCAGTTCTAATGGCAACCAAGGACTCATCAACATGACTGCTCTGCCAGTAGGCATTCTTTTAAAGATTAAACACATTGGATTGGTTAGCAATACCGATGCATCACCTTCAACCTGTGTATAATCTGCAATAACATCTTCGCCACTTTGTAATCTTAGTATTTTAATATTATCCATTTTTTAGCTCTATGTTATAAAATTTATAGTTGAACTTTTCTTCATCGTATATTTTAACACGCTCAATAAAATGTTTCAAGGTGTAATTGGCAAATTTGCCTATACGGAAGTCATCAGATATATCAAATAGTGTTGCTTCTTCTTTATCATCTCCTAAACGAAGCCCACGACCAATCGACTGAAGATTTCTAACACGGGACTTTGACGGGGAAGCAAAGATGATATTGTGAAGATTTCGTATGTTAACGCCAGTAGAAAAAGTGCCGTAAGAAGCAACGATGATAGCATCTTTCTCTTTCTCCGTAATTGCACGGATTGATTCTCTGACATCGACGTCGGTGCCTCCATAGACAAAGAAAACTTGGCGACCTTTCGCCTGTTCTTGGATTATATTGTGTAAATCTTTACCATGCTTCTCAACAAATTGGAATAGCACTAGAGAATTACCTTTTAAAGATAAGACTAGGTTTTTGATAAACTCATTTCTAGCCTTGTTCATAACTATATATTCAACTTCAGTATTGTAGTCCCAATCACGAGCAATCTTACAGACTGCTTCAGGATATTTAAGAATCAAACACTTAATCTTAAATGCAGCCAATTGGCCTTTATCAATCAGTTCTGAAGTTGATGTTGCTTTGTAAACTGGACCAAACAAACCTTCTAATACTAGTTTGTGTGTTTGTGTACCATCTAATGTGCCTGTGCAACCAATACGATACTTGGCATTGGTGCAACCTGATAGAATAGTTGTTAATGATTTGGCTTTAAACTGATGTGCTTCGTCACCCAACACAAAGTCAAACTGTTCAAAGTATTCTGGTGGGTTCTTGTAGATAGATTGCCATGTAGTAATGGTCAAAAACTTATCTGTCACCTTGTCTTTACCTGCATACTGTCGGTGACAATACTTTTCAGAATCATACCCATATGATACAAAGTCTGAATACATCTGTTCTACCAATGAAGTAGTTGGAACAATCAACAGACCTTTTTTGTGGTCCATGTCCTGTATCATTCTAAGAATAAGATATTGTATTAATGATTTACCTGAAGCTGTAGGTGATAGTAATAGAATTCTTTTATTACGAATTGCATGAACAAAAGAATTGATTTGATAATCTCTTGGCTCATGTGGTAAACCAAGTGTCTTAATAAACTCATTAGCCTCTGCAATTGAGAAGTTTTCTGTGAGTGATACTTCAGAATCTACTTCTACTTGATATTGTCTTTCATCACAAAACTTTTGAATGTATGGAACCAAACCATGGTAAATTCCCATGGTTCGTAAATCCAATAATCTTATTTTGCCATCCCAATATCTTGCTTTAAATGCAGGAGTGAATTGATGACCAGGCACATAAAATGTGAAGTAATCGGAAAGTTCTTGAGCTATGTTGCGTTCACAATGAACACGAATATAAGCCTCATTAACTTTCTCTAATCTAATATCAGACACCTTGTATGAATCTTTCCCATGCTATAAAATCACGAAGTTGGAATGTGCGTGAGTTTAGTTCTTTAAGAATACTTTGGCACACATCTACGATTTCATCGTGTAACATCTTACTTGCTATTAAACGATTTAAATCTTCATCACTATCAAAGTATGTAGTAATTTCGGATTTCAATACAAATGGAAATGGTTCCCATCCATGTTGTCTAAGAGATTCATCATCCATTTTACCTGTATAGTATTCCCACTTTACTTTCTTCATTCTGTTATACTTGAACTCGGCTTCTTTTGCCAGTAGGCGATGCCTTGAAAGTATGTTCAAGTATTTACTATGCAGTTGTGGAATATTGGTAAGTTCTTTACCTGGCTCAGTTCTATCAATGACAGAATCTTTTGCCCACATTTCTAATAATTCATCAAGTTTATTCATTACAAATCCTCCTTATAGGAGTGTATCACAGTTAATCTAGTTTGTCAACATTAAAATAGGAATATCTGAATGTGGCATCGGCAGTCATTATGGTATCTGGTGTATCAGATGCCGACATAACAAAAGTCGATAGTGTGGTAGGGAAAACTTCATAGAAAGTAAATCTATATGTTGGATTATTTGCCGATGAAAGTATGGTAATACTAGCGTCAGAATATTGAGGTTGTAAGCCAACAGATTGACGAATGCCGGCAGTCTTACTTAACAACCCTAGATTTTGATATTCTTTGAAGTCGGTTGGAAAAGTCATGCCACGAATCCAATCATGTATGCCTAACCAAGCCTTTAGTTCTTCATCAATCATAAAAGTTACATTTAATAGGTCATAGATGGCCTTTTCGCCTGGTCTATACAAATCTACAAATGGTGTATTTTGTGGAACTTCAGACATTGAAATACCAGGAACACTTACTGCTTGGCAGAAGTATTGCATATCTGGCAACCTACTAAAGCTCAATTGGAACTTATTTGGATGTAAAAAGTTTGGATTAGCTGGTTTTGAATTGATTGCTGTCATATCTGTATTTATAAAGCCAAAAAAAAGAGGCACCGAAGTGCCTCTCTAATAACTCTCTTAACGGAGTTTTTAATTACATAATGTTCGCAACTACGAATGAACGATAGTAGTTGTTTGATTGAACAGTCAAAGCGCCAAGACCTTGACTTGTACCTTCTGCGAATGGGTTAGCAACTAGACCGTAACGGGTCTTGAAACCAATCTTAGGTTGGAAAGTACCTGTATCAACTGCACGAACCATTTGTAACGGAACGTATGGGCAATAGAACAGACCAGCATCATAAGCATTAGTGCCTTTGAAACCAACAACTGCAAACTCATTAGTTGAAGATGTTTGTGCATATGGGTCAATATAAACCTTGATACGACCAAACATTGTACCAGCGAATGTGTTACCTGTATCGTCAACTGTCAAGTTAATTTGGCTATTCAACGCAGAGTTGTAGTCAAGTAAACCAGCCATTGCGAAAGCAGAAGCTACATCAGAAGAAACGATGAGGATGTTACCTTTGCCACGACGTGTTGTTTTAGCAATAGTATTAGCTTCACGTTCGATTTGGAATGCCAAACCTTTAATCTTCTCAACCATCCAACGACCATTAGAATCGGTGTCAAGGTCAAACTTACCACGAGTTGTTGTACCAACTTGAGCACCCAACTTAGCAGTACCGTAGATTGTGCGGATAACTTCACGGTTAATTTCAGCAAGAATCTCAGTAGAGAGAATGTTTGCTAATTCTGTTTCAGCGTCAAGACCGTGAACAGCTTTCAAGTCTTGTGCCAATTCGATAGAGTATTCTGCCTTCAAAGCACGGGTCTTTGCAGTTACAGTTACTTTCTCGATTGAGAATGCCATTTCTTGGAATGTGTTACCAGAAGCGCCATCACCCAAAGCTTCAGCAGAACCGGTTGTCATAGCAGCGATTGCAGCAGCGTTAGATGTGAATGTTTCTGTTGGAGGAGTACCGGTTGACAATGCTGTTTGAGCACCTTGACCGTTTGCACCAGCAAAACCTGTGTTAGCTTCGTTATAGAAAGCTTCTGTACCAGCTTGACCAGCATACTTGGTACGCATCGCAAAAATCAGACCTGTAGGTCCAGTCATTGGCTGAACACCGCAGATGTCATAAGCGATTAAGTTAGGTAAAGAACGGCGAACCAAGCTGATTAAGATTGGATCAAAACCGGCAACAGGACCTGCAGCAGCAGCACCGCCACCAAAACCGCCTGTACCAGCAAAGTTTGTAGGTGAACCAGTTTCTGTCAACATACCAGCAGATTTCGCCATTTCAACGGCTTGATTCTCAAGCACAACAGCAGTTACGGCTTTACGGTATGGGTCTTTGATAGCAGGCATATCTGGATGATCCAGAACGCCAGCCCATTTAGTTTGTAGTTGTTCGGACAAATACATTTAGTTATCTCCTAAGGGATTAGAGTTTTGTTTTAGAAATTGCGTTTGCAACTGCGGCAACTAGCGGGTCGTTAGAAACGATTTGCTTTTCTGAGCCATCAGTTACTTCTTCTTGGAGTTGTGATTCACTCGCCTTGACAATGCCAGACGGGAAATAGTTTTCACGGATAGTTTCAAGTTTCTCTTTGTATTCGTCCTCTGTGGAGAATTCAACACTCTCTGCGAGTGATTTGATTTTTTCAACTTGTGTATCTGTTAAACCTTCACATACTTCACGAGTAAGTTCGGATTTGCGTGATTCTACCAATGCTTTAGCATATGATACACCACGGTCGATTTCTTCATTGAGTTTGCCTTCAAGTTCTTCAACTTTAGCGGCAAGTTCT